GCGGCTCAGTACGGATTGGGATGCAGTACGGATTGGGATGCAGTACGAACCGCGGCTCAGTACGGATTGCGGATCGGCTAGCTTGGTATTGCGGCTCGGTACGTACGACAGCTCAGTACGGAATGCGCTTCGGTGCGTAGTACAGAACTCCGGGAGTACAGTACTGGAGTACTGGAGTACTGGAGTACAGGTGACAGTACTGGAGTACAGGGCTCCAGGAGTACAGGTGTGAACAGGTACATGGGTACAGCCTGGTACAGTACCCCAGTAGAGGAGTACAGGTGCGCAGCCCAGTACAGGAGCAGCTGGGCAGTACAGGCGCGCAGTACTGTACTTGATCAGATCTGCAAAAAATCGAAAAAAGGCCGCGAAACTGGAGATCCCCGAGGGTGGTACCCGATCGGCACCTGACGGAATTGCCAATCGGACGAATCTTGTTTTTGCGACGAACGAGAACCGGCGGCGGCGGGAAGCGGCGGAGTAGAACCCCGGTCCAGTACGGCGCACCCTGACAACTGAATAGCCGACTCCCTGCACAGCACCCCGACCGTTACAGGCCATCCGCCTGGACCAGTACGGGACACGCTCGCCGGGGAGAGAGCCCCCCACCACACCACTACACAGCGCGCCCCGCAGTGGGGCGCCTCACCGTAGCAGGTTGGCAGTGCGCATCACCCCAGTGACGCCCACTACCGACTACCTACTCCACCACCTCTCACACCAGGATACACCGATGAGCAACACCAGCACCCGCAAGCAGACGCCCCCCACCAATCAGGCCGAGTACACCGCATGGCGCAACGCACAGAAGGCAGCCGAGGCAGCCACCAAGGGCGCCAAGCCCGTCACTGAGCCGGCTCCCAAGGCCAAGTCAGCGCCCAAGGCCAAGCAGGCCCCGAAGGCAGCGCCCGCTGCAGAGTCGCAATACGAGAGCTTCCGGTCGCGCCGCAGCCCCTCGGAGCTCAAGTCGGAGGCGCACTACACTTGGTGCGCTGAGTGGCGCACCGCCCTCGAGAACCTCAAGTGGAACCTCTGGTGTGTCACCGAGCGCCGGGTGCTGCAGGCCGAGCAGGCCGAGCGCGACCGCCGCGACGCTGACCGCGCAGCCCGCGCCGAGTACGAGCGCCAAGCGCAAGCGGCCCGCCGCGCCGAGATGGCCGACGGCCCGAAGGCATACGCCAAGGCAGTGAAGGCCGGCCGCCTCGCGGTCAGCGCCGAGCGCATCGGCAGCCTAGCCGAGGCCGGGCAAGCAGCCCGCACCGCTGGCCGCCTCGGTCGCCGCTACGGCGCCCCGCTGGCCGACCTGTTCACCTGGATCCCCGGTATCGACAGCTGCCCCACGGTCAAGCGCCACATGACCGAAGCCTGGAACTAGCACTCAACGACGGTACTCGACTGGTACCCGGTAGAGCCCCGAGCCCTCGCTCGGTGCTCTACCAGACATCAGTCACTCAACCCATCAACACCTGTACAGGATATCCGATGAACACCACCAGCAACTACCTCGTCCTCGTCACCGCACAGCTCAACGCGTCCACCTCGGTCGCATCACCCCGCTTCGCTCGCGGCTCCTCGGAGCACCGCCTCGCGGACTACGCCGTCCAGTACGAGGCCGACAAGGCCGAGCTCGCCTCGGAGATGGCCTCCAACCCCTTCACCCGCTCGTTGGTGTCGTAATGACCACGGTCACCTGCACCTACGTCGACCACTGCTTCTCTGACTACCTCTCCGACCTGACCGGCATCCTGGTCGGTATCCCCGGCACGGGGCAGACCGCCGCGGAGATCGCAGCGGAAGCCGCCGAGGAAGCGCTCGACGATGACGACATGCCCGAGGGTGTCACCGCCGCGGAGCTCACCGCGCTCGCCCTGGACGAGCTCGACGACACCGCCCGGTTCTGGCCGGTCGACGCGCACGGCAACGAGCTCACGGACGGGTCGCTCGCCTCGAACGCCGACGACGAACAGCCGTGCTTCTGGTTCCGGTTCACGGTCGAGGGCTCGTGACGCACTACAACCTGGTGCAGCTGCAACGCTTCGTCGCCTCGCACGGCCTCCTGGCCGAGCCCGTCATCGTCGACGGTCGGGTGCGGTTCACCAGCCACGACGGCACCCACCACGCCATCACGACGCTCCGGGCCGCCCGTGAAGCGCTCGGCTACTAGGCCCGCATGTTACGCTACCCCGTCACCGCTTCGAATCTTCCGACCGCGTCAACCCCATCACCCACAGGACAGACCATGTACACCATCACGCTCACCCGCTCTGAAATCTCCGCGCTCGAAATCCTCCGTGGCCGCTACTCGTGGCCGGACGTGCTCTGGCAGGCCGTCGACCGCGACACGGGCGTCGCCAGCCTTGCCGAGCACGAGATGTCGCAATGGGCCGACGACGTCGCAGCCGACCAGGAAGGCGGCCACTCGGCGTTCCCGTGCGCCTCGGCCGCCTTCGCCGACAAGCTGCAGAGCTTCCTCGACAACGTCGTCTAGTCACAGGGCCTTTGTGCCCGTCGAGCTTACCGGTCCCCGGTCGGTTCGCCGGACACCACGTCTCAAACCCCATCACCAAGGATACAGACCATGCGCTACCTATTCCACGTCGTCAGCAACACCGGCTCGAGCCGCGTCAACCACAAGGCTCACTCCACGTACGAGGAGGCCCGCGCCCACGCGCTCAGCGTGTACCGCTTCGCTGACCTCGACACCTCGGTGGAGATCACGAGCGGCGGCCTGACCATGTGGGGGCCGTACGTCGTCGGCGGCAAGTACAACCCACTCACCTACTAACCACAACCACAGGACAACGCACATGACTAAGTCTCAGACTCTCGCACAGCTTACCGGCCTCACCTCACGCCAGGCCATCACCACCCGTGCCCGGGTCACCGACGATGCCGGCTCTCAATCCGTAATCGCCACCTGCGTCGCCATGACCGTCACCGTCGACTGGGACGACGCGCTCGACATCCGCGAGAACCACGCCGCAGCGGCGCTCGCGCTCATGGCGAAATTGGGGTGGGACGAGCGCAATCACCTGGTCTGCGGCTCACTGCCGGACGAGCTCGGCTTTGCGTTCGTCCAAGTCGAGCCCCCGACCTCGTACCCCGTGCCGAACCTCGAGTATGCCGTCGACGATTGCAGCGGCAGGGAGCGCATTTTCAAGACGCCCGACGCGGCGGCAGGCTTCGCGGTCGCCATCGCGATGTCGGGCCGTGCGAACGTCAGCATCGACGTGCTCACGTGGGACCGCGACGCGGCTGTCGCCTACGGCGGTGACGATGCGGGCGAGGTCTACGACGAGGATCCGGAGGCCAGTGTGCACGACCGCATCGTGATCAAGGCCGAGTCGATGGGACGGGTGGCGTAACCATGGCTACGAAGAACGACACTCATTGGCAGTACAGCGGCGATGTCAACCCGCAAGACTACGGCGGCAAATGGTACCGCCGCACCACCGGTCGTCAGTACCAGGTGATTGAGCTCACCAACATGGACGACGCATGCGGTCGCGACAACGAAGGCCGCCCGACCTACGTCGTCGAGCTTGCGCTTGTCGATCTCGACGCCATCCCGGCCAAAGAGCAGGAGTCAGCGTGGCGCTCGTCGGGTTTCGAGTTGGACACCGAGGGTGTCGGGCACGAAATCTCAGGCGACCCTCGCAACACGCTGCGCAACACCATGACGGCGATTGCCTGCTACGAGCACGGTTGCAAGGCGCCGCTTGAATCGTGGGAGGGGAATGGCTCAACGCGTATGCTCAAGCAGGCTCGCGCCGCTGCCCACACCTACAAGCGCGATGCAGCGGCGCTCGCGGCCCGCATGGAGCGGCCGGTCAACAAGGTTGGCTCTACCGCAGCGGAGTATATGGCCGGCGACATGCGGTCAGGCATCTTGCGCGGTGTCGCCGATGGTGACCCTGTGGCCGAGTTGATGCTTCGCCTCGGAGTCAAGTAACCCCGGCGTCGCCCTCGAGAACCCCACGGCCGCAGAGCTCTACGCGTACATCACCGGCCAATAACCACTCACACCAGGATACACCAATGACTATCACTCTCGAACTCAGCGACGCCCAGCGCGCAACGTCGCTCGCTGCAAAGCTTGCCGCGTGCACCGCGGCGCGCCGCACCTCCGTCGCCGCACGCGACGCTACCGGGGTCGCGGGCTGGACCCGGCGCATCGTCCAACTCCGCGAGCTCTTGCCCACGGGTGACGGACTGGCCGCCGCGCAGACCGTGTCAGTCACCGAGGCCCGGATTATGCTGCTGTGTGAATTCCACCACTACACCGACGATGGCGCGAGCGTGACCCGCCACAAGATCACCGCGCGCCCCGCGTGGTGCGGGATCGCCGTCGCCGTGCAAGGTCCCGACCGGAACGGTTGCCGCGCGGTCATCGCCGAGCGCTACACCGCGGCGCTGTCGCGGTTCGTCGCGTGGAACGAGTCGACCGGTGGCTACGAGGTGCAATCGTGAAGGTCATCCGCGACGGTATCCTGCTCTGCGAGGACTGCCTGATCGCCGCTGTCAACGGCGACTTCACCGGCCTTGACTACCACTACGGCAGCAACTGGCGCTGTCTGACCTGCACTCGTGAGGGTACCGGCCGCGCGCCCCACGTGTGCCCGTACTGTCGCTCCGAGGCCGACGATCGCCACGGGCCACGGTCCGAGGCCGACCGACGCGAGGCCGAGATCACCGCGGGACTCGAGCGGCTCGGTGCGCACCTCGTGCCCGACAACGACAGCGAGACCGGCCGCGGGATTCACGATTTCTCGACGCGCCCGTGCGACTGCTGCGGCACGAAGCTCCACGGTTCGCGCCACGAGTTCGCGACCCTCGGCGACTAGACGCCGGGCTTTGGCCCTTGGAGCGTGCGACGCCGTCGCCCGTTGCAAGGACCGAATCCCATCTTTCAACCTACTCACACCACAGGACAGGATACAGACCATGACCACCACCAAGTACGAGTACATCCGAATCCCCGCATCGCAGGTTCCCGAGGGCGTCCGCTTCGACGTCCCCGCCCGGAACCAGGGGCAACACACCGAAGTAGCCTACGGCGGCTTTGGCCGTGCGGCGCACTGCGAGGGCGACAAGTACAAGCGCGTACGCAGCCCCACCGAGACAATCACAGGCCAGGGCGGACAGTACTACATGCTCACCCAGGTGCGCTCGTGATCGCCTCGCTCGCGGCCCGCGTGCTGTCGCTCGTGCTGTCGCTGCACAGCCCCACGCTCGCGCTCATCGAGGACGACCCCTCGGACGATGCGTTCTTGGGCGAGCACGACGGCCCCGCCCCGTGGTGGGAGGAATTCGGCGAGATCGGCCACGCTGACCCGGACGCCCCGGTCGTGGTCGCGCCACCGCGGGTCAAGGCCCCGCCCGTCCGCAAGGTGCACGTGCCCGAGGTCTGCGAGGACGACCGGGGCGACGAATGCACCGATGGCGTCGATGAAGCGGGCGACGATTGCGAATGCTCCTAGCTGCCCGTCACCATCTCCCATCTTTCAACCTACTCACACCACAGGACAGGATACAGACCATGACCACCGCACGCCCCGGACACCCCACCACACGCCCCGTTGCTGAGGCTATCGAGTCCCTACGCAACGCGCTGTTTCGGGAGTACGGCATCGACTACGCATTCTCTATCGTCGGTCGCGGCTACCTCATCGGCGCGAGCAACGCCGCGGGCGTCGTCGAGGCCGTCATCACCGGCGACGATCAGGAGATCGTGTAGCCATGACCAACGGCCAGTTGCGCGACCTCGTTAACTCGACGCTTGCCTCCTACGGGTCGCCGGCCGTCGTGAAGCACCAGTTCACGCGCGTCCTCGTCGGGATGTGTCGCGAGGGTACCATCGAGCGCACCATCGAACCCGCGCCGGAATACACGCGCTACCGAATGCCCGAGCCGCCGCGCTACCGACTCCGGCAAGTGCTCGACTCGTGGCACGTGGAACGGCTACACCCGGCCATCGCCGATCACTGGCATACGATCGCGACATGCACCGAAGTCGAGGCGCTCGTGTGCATGGCCGCGCTGAACGAGCATGACCGCAAGGTGCGCGGCCTAATGCAGAGCAGGAAGGCGACCCCGTGATCGTCACCATCGCGGTCTCGAACCAGCTCATCGCCGACACCATCGCCGACGCGATCGAGAGCGGCGTGATGCGCAACTGGTGCCACCGGGTCAAGCGAGATCCCGTGCACCCGCTGTGCGTCGGCTTCGTCGAAAGCGAAACGGGCACCTGCCACAGCATCGGGGCCGACGACTGGCCCCGAGCGCTGTCGCAGATGGCCCACAAGGCGCCCAAACACTTCGCCGACTTGATGGCCGGCGACGGCGACGCGACCACCGCCGACGTGCTGGTACAGCTCGCATGCTTCGAAGGCGTCAAGTACGGATGACCCCCGGGCGTTGCGCCCATCGGCTGCACCGGTCCCCGGTGCACTGACCGACGCAACAACCACAGACAGGACAGGATACGACAATGGCAACCACAGAAGAATCCAAATCACGAACCATCACCCTCACCGACGCGGCGCCGGTCCGGATCCGCGACGCAGATTGGCCCGTCATCGCACAATCGACCTGGTACGCGGAGCGCAATTACAGCGACGCGACCCGCGTGTGGTGGCTCAAGGTCCGCCAGCATGCTGACGGGCGCACCATCGTCTACGGCGGCCACGACACGCAATGGGAAGGCGAGCGCAACCGCCGCGCGGGCGTCGTGCTCGAGGCGGGCGAGTACGTGGTGGGCGCAATCAAGCGCGTGGCGGCACTCGTCGGCGCGGACAAGTGTCAAGACGCGTGTATCTCGTCCCTGCCCCCGGTGGAGATCTAGCCGTGGTGAAGGCGATGAGGCCAGTACAGCGCAATAGATCGGGCAATGTGACGGTCGAGGTCGACTCGCTGCGCATGTTCGCCACGATCCATCTCCACAACCATCACGATCGGATTGCCGGGTCGCTATCGATTCCGTGGGATCAGTTGCACCACTTGGCCGACCTGATCGACACCGCACGCGGAAAGGCCAAGCCATGAACCGCTCACCGCCCGAGGGTGAATCGCCGCTCTTGTGCGCGCGCTGCGCCCGCGGCCACGGGTTCCGGCGCGTTCGCCCGTGCCTCGTGCCCGAGTGCGAGTGCTGGTGTCAGCGCGGCGGCGTGGTGACCCGCCCCGTCGAGCTCGCGGCGCTCCTCGTCGGTCACACGATCGTCGGGCTCGATCTGCACCCGTTTCCCGACGGGCGTGGTCACACCGTGTGCGATCCGGTTCTGACGCTATCGAGCGGCGCGCGCGTGTCGTTCGTGGTCTGCGAGACCGAGAGCGGCGTGTACGGTCTACAGCTGCTCTATCACGTGTGATAGCGTCCGGCCCGGGCGAACCAGGGCCTGTAAAGCTCTCGGGCCGACACGTTCCGACCCGGGCGGGGGCGTGGCGGCGCCCACCTATTGCCCTCTGTGCTCTAGCGTCTCGATAGGCGCTGGCCAGCTCACAGAAAAATTGCCGTACTGCTGCACAGCGCGGCACGTACGGCGGTTTTTCTCTGAGCTGGCAATTTGATTTTCCTAGCGTGTTGGGGTTAGCTCTCTGGGTAGCTCGCCGCGTATTCGTCGACGAGCGGGAGGCCCGGATGGACAGAGACAAATTGCGGCAGTACGCACTCGCGGGGGTGCGCCCGAGGCTGCGAGAGCTAACTCAGGAAATTGCTGAGCTGCGCGATACCTTCCCTGCATTGCCCACGCTGGGCACTGCCTATCAGGCCCTTTTGACCGCCTGTGGCGACGCGGGGCCGCCTGCCCCAGCGACGGCGTCGCCCGCGTCGCCCGCGTCGCCCGCGTCGCCCAAGAAGAAGGGGAGGCCATTCAAGGACCCGGAGCTCGGCCGGCAGAGGCCGCCGCGCAAGCGGGCGACGCCGAACTCTCAAGAGGGATTCAAAAGCTGGAACACGGGGAAGGAGGTGCTGGCGCTGCTCGTCGGCAGCCCTGGCGGGCGGCTCGCGCTGGAACGGATCGCGGCCCGCCTCAAGCTCGCTCGCAGCGCCGCGATGTGGAGGTGCAAGGTCCGTAGACAGCATGGCCACTTGCGCCTCATCGACCAAGCTACCGCCCTGTTCGAGATCACACCTGCTGGCCGCAGGGCGCTAGCCGCCGACAAGGATTCGCCCGTCGTCGAGGACTACGAACCCGCGCCCCCGGCGCCGGTCGTGGCGCCATCCGCGCCGCCTGCCGTGATCCGCCGCAAGCCTTCGCCCCGAAGCGAGCAGAACGGCCACAAGCAGAACGGGGCGGCCCCGCGCACGGCCCCCGAGACGCTCATGGAGACCGCCTTTCTCCGCTCCTGGCTCGCGGGTCGTGACGCGCTGGCCGCGCTCGCGGTCGCCGACGGCGGGCGGCTTGGCGTCGAGAGCCTCGCGAGCGCGATGAAGATCTCGCGCGACGCCGCCCGCCGTCGCCTCCTGGTGCGCGTCGCCCACAAGCACGCGCGCACCGTCGAGCCGGGCGTATTCGAGATCACCGACGAGGGCCGCAAGGCGCTGGCCGCGGACAAGGATTCGGTGCTGTGATGCTCGACCCGCTGCGACTGTCCGCGCATGGTCAAGACGCGCTGCTGACCGCCCTGGAGGGCCTGCCGTGGGACGTCGACAATCCCGCGCCTCTGTGCGAGCGCCTCCACCTGATCCTCGGGGTGCTCGATCACCTCGCCCGCCACACCCTTGACCCGGCCGATCGCCTGACCTTCGCGGGCTGGGTTGCGCCCGAGCGCCGGATCCTGGTCGCGACTGAGCTCTGTCACTTCGTCGACGAGCGGCGCAAGAATCCGGGCAAGGGGTTTCGCGTGCTGCTCACGGTCGGTGGCCGGGAGATCCCGGCGGTGATCGCGCTGCGCAGCGACAACGGCCGATCGCTGGCGCTGGCGTTCGATGCCACCGTCGAGCTCCCGGCGACCGCCGCGGTGGGCATGTTGCCGATCTACCAGAACGATGATGGAACGTGGATCGAGATCCTGACGGGCGCTCCCGTCGCGCTGAGGTTCCGGTGACCGCCGACAAGGGCGAGTGTATCGAGACCGAGGAACTCGAGTACCTCCTCGAGCTGTCCTACACCAATCCCATCTTTGGCGACTGGACCGGGATCCCGCGCGCCGATCGGGCGACCTTCCGACCGACGCCGATCGGCGCCCCGTGCGCATGGTGCGCAGAGTCGATCGTTGCCGGCGATCTCGGGGAGTTTTTGGCGGGCTCGATGCTCGTGGTGCATCGCGAGTGCATGATGCTCGGCATCATGGGGCATCGCTTCGGCGTGTGCGACTGCACCGACTACGCAGGCGCCGCGACGCTGCGCCAGGCGGGTTTCGAGCTTGAGCGTCGCGTCGAGCTGTTCAACAAACTTGCAGGGGTCAAATCATGATCATCGAAAAGGGCAATACGTCATGGCTTATCGCCCGCAACACCGACGGAACGGTCACGTGGGTCGTGACAGCCGGACCCGGGGCGGGCAAGGTGATCGCGCGCGGCACGGCCAAGGGTCAGATGGCCGCGCGGCGTGACGTCACGTTCGCGATCACCGAGCACGTGAACCACCTCGAGCACCTCGGCGGCGGGGTGAGCGCGGCCAGGCGATGATCGAGAGCGAGGCGCAGCGCCGGATTACCGCGCGCTGGATCGTTCGCTACCAACAAGAGCTCTCGCGTCCCGGCCTGTCGGCCACCGAACGCGCCGCGCTCGAGAGTCACCTTGCGGCCTTGATCGAGGAGCTCGACGAATGGGACGCCGCGCGACGTGCCGGCGGGGGCACGCCGTGAACTTCCCCGAGGGCGCCCGGGTGCTGGTCACCCTGCCTGACGGAACGAGCCTGCCCGCGCTCGTGGTGTGGTGCAGGGTGATCGGGCAGCCGGCCTGCGGGTTTCAGTTTGCCGCGCCGCTACCGCTGCCCGGGATGCAGGGGATTTCCCCGTGGGTCATCGCGGTGTTTGTCGATCGCAATGGTGCGTATCGCGAATTCGTCACCGGGACGGCCGTCAACATCACGCTTGACGCTGCGGAGGCCCTGTGAACTTCCCCGAGGGCGCTCGGGCGCGGGTCTCCGTCGGCTTGGCCGCTGTTCCTGCCAAGGTGCTTCGCGCCTCGCCCGATGACACGGTGATGGCGGTGCTGGTCGATGCGCTCGATGTCCTGCCGCTCGATGGTCACGATCTGGTGCTGATCTTCCTTCGTGGACGTAGTGGGGCCTGGTATGAGCTATGGACCGGCCGTCCAGTTGACATCAGTCTTGAACCGGAGGCCCGATGAACTTCCCCGTCGGCGCTCGCGTGGTGGTCTCCGTCGCGGGCGCGCCGAACGTACCCGCGGCGGTGGCGCATGCAGCCGGGCGCGGGCTGTGCCTTGTCCTGGGGCGCGCGATCCTGGTGCCCGGATGGCCCGTCCCCTACGAGCGAATCGTGGTGTTCTTCGATGACGCCGGGGCCTGGCGCGAGCTGGCGACGGGCACGCCAGTTGCCATAACGCTCGATCCCCGACCGGACCCGGAGGTGCGGTGATGAAAATCCTCGGCGGTGAGTACATCGTGCGCTATCTCGTCGCGTTCAACGTCGACGAGACCGCGCAGCTCCGCCGTTATGGGTACATTCCACGCGGCGGCGAGCCGACGGTGCAGCTGCCCATGACCGCGGAGGAGCTGATTTTGACCGCCGTCGAGCTCGGGATCGCGCCGGCCGCGGTCGCGCTCCTGTTGGAGCACGCGACCGCGGAGATCGTCGCTAACGCCCGGCGCGCGGGCGGTAAGCCGGACTGACCTACGCGCTCTTGAGCCGCTTCTTCGGGACGTGCGGCTTCACCGAGTCGGTCGAGTTGATCCCGATTCCGCCGCGCCGCTCGATCTCGGCGAGCACGCGATCCATCACGCCATCGCCCTTGCGGGTCTGGCATTTCTCGCCCGGCTTGAGATTGGCCACCACGGCCTGCTGGACCGCGGACAGCGACAGCTTGAGCTCGACGTACTTGTCCCGCGTCGCCCGCCCATAGCGCTCCTCGAGCACCTCGGCGCCCACGCGGCCATCGATCGCACGCCGCTCGGTCTGTAGCCGCCCGATCACCCGGCCATCGGGCAGAGGGATCGCCTCGAACGCGGCCATGCCGCAGATCTCGGCCTTGGCCCGATCGATCACGTCGGACAGCCGCTCAAGCAGCATCCACACGTCGGCCGCGTTGCGCACGTTGATCGCGCCCGGCCCGATCACCAGGGGGCCACCGATCTCCGTCGCCGCCCCCACCCCGAGCGCGGCGAGCTCGCCCGGGAGCTGGCGGATCAGCGCGGTCTTCGCCGGGCATTGGTTGTAGGCGGGGCAGTACCCGCAATGCGAGCCCTCGTGCGCGTCGACCCCGCGGCCCGCCGTGTACTCGGCTTCCCAGTGGGACACGAGGGTCATCGCGCCATATAGCTCCTCGGCGAACGCGTCGAGATCCCAGCTGTCGACGGTGCGGCGATTGGCGTGGTGGTCGCCGTCGCTGTGGATGTGCAGGAGCTCGACTACGCACTCGTCGAGCCCGTACACCGCCCGCGCGCACAACGCCCCCAGGAGCAGCTGACCGAATCGGTCGGGCGCGGGGAGCTTGCCGTGGCCCGTCTTGTAGTCGCCGACGTAGCCGATGTTCTGGCTCGGCTTGGCCCCGACGACGTCAACCGTGATCGCGATCTCCGTGATCGGATCGGGCGGCGTGGTCGCGGTGGTGTACGCACGGCCGAGGTTTCGGCCGAGCTCGCGCGCGGTCCGGGTCTGCCAGTTCCAGGCATACGCGACCTCGGTCGCCAGGCCGACCGGCAACAGGTCGAGATCGAGCGCCCGGAGCAGCGGGGTGAGCGTCGGATCGCTGCACTCGCCGAGCGCGACCTCGGGACCCACCAGGTGCACGCGCTCGAGATAGGCGTGGATCTCCTGGCCCCGCCGGGCCGCGGGACTCGAGTCCTCGCTGTCGATCTGGGGCAGCACGGCGCTCGCCGGGCACTTCCAGATCCGGTGAATCTTCGACCCGGTGATCGGCGCCCTCATGCCTTGGGCCTCGGGCCGGCGACGTGCAGCGCCAGGTCATCCCGATCCACCACCGACATGCCGCCCTCGCTGGCCATCGCCCGACCGATCTCCCCGATCGCGGCGCGCAGGCGATGCGCAAACTCGACGATCATCATCCCGCCGCGCTCGGTCACGGCCTGACAGCACCGCACGCACGCGTCGATCTCGAGCAGCCCCGCCACGCCATCGATCTCCAGCACCGGGCGCTCGTTGACCACGATGACGAACACCATCCCAGGTCGGGCATCGAGGCAAGAGTCGACCGTCGCGTCGACCACGGCGGCGGCCATCCCACGCGGGGTCACGTGGGTCTCCCGTCGAGCTCCTCGATCCACGCGACCGCCACCGCGGCGACCTGCACCAGCTCCTTGCGCAGCTTGGCGCGATCGAGCTTGGCGTGATCGCCGATCCCCTCGTTGACCTCGTGCCCGGCCTCGCCGACTTCCTCGACGAGCACCGCGAGGCGCTCGGGATCGGTCATCTCCGAGTCGGCGCAGGTGTACGTGAATCGGCCGTCATACTTGAGCCGCTCTTGCCGGTAGCGCTCGTTGCTCACGTCGGCGAGTGCGCCCGCGAGTGATGCCCCCGAGGCTCGCGACGTCACGCGGGCACCTCGGAGTTGCGACGGGCAAACGCGCTGCTCATTGTCTTCGCTTCCTCGGAGTTCGCCGCGTAGGTTGCCTTGCTCCACGCAACCCAAGCATCCTTGGTCGCGCGCAGCGCCTCCTGTGACCCGCAGCTGGCGAGCCACGCCATGAACCCCGCGAGGGTCCGCGCGGGCGGCGCGATGTCAGGCGGATCTTCCTCCGCGCCAAACCCGCTGTTGTCCTCGGGGGGCGGGGCAGAACTCGAGCTCGCCGTAGGCAAGGCCGGCGAGGATCCCGACGCGATCGGTGCACCAGTTGCCGCGGGCGCGGGCGCTGGTGCGGGCGCTGGTGCGGGCGTAGGGACCGGCGCGGGTGCCGTCCGCTCGACGTCGCGCGCGCGGGCCTCGACGGTGGCCGCCTCGAGCTTGGCCGCGGGCGGCGGTGGTGTCGGTGCCGGCACCGACGCTGCATCGATCACCCGGTCGGCATTGCGCGGGCGACCCGGGCCGCGTGGTGCGGGCGTTGCCGCAGGTGGTGCAGGCGCGGCCACCAGCGCGGGCGGCGGCGGTGGCGCGGCGAACGCCACATCGCGGGACTCGACATCGATCGCGCCGTCGTACGCCTCCTCCACCGTCACCATGCCGGCGCAGACCTCGGGATAGACCAGCTTGCACAGCTCGGCCTTGCACCGCGCGTTGAGCATCGCTTCGGGGTACTTCACCCAGTTGCCGCCGACGTTGCCGTACTTGTCTTTCCGATCGAGGAGCCCCGCCCGCCGAGCGCGTTCGATCGTCCAGGTGATCGTTTGCTCGGAGCGTCCGTGCCGCCGGGTCCGCCACGTCGAGCGCGTGTCGGTGGATTCCTGAAACTCGAGATAATCGCAGAGCGGGTGATTCGCCACGGTGGCCGCCAGCCCATCGGCGCGCAGCCGAGGCACGCCGTCGATGACGTCGTAGAGCCGCAGGCTCGCCATCGGGGGCAGGCCGACCTCGATCCCAGACAGCACGGTGACCAGGATGTCGGCGCTCCGATCTTTGAGCTTCTCGGGGATCAGCGTGGAGTAGGCCAGTGCGGCGCACAGCGCCTGCACCTCCATAAACGTCTGAGGCACGATCGCGCGCGGCCGGCTGCCGCCCTCCATCGCGTCGCGGGCGGCGATCGCCTGCTCCTGCCTACGTGTCAGCGCTACCTCGGTGCCCGGGGGCTGTTGCGTTGTCGTCATAGTTTCTCTTCCTGACGGTGATTGGCCACGAAAACGAGTGGTCAATCTGTATCGCTATTCCAGAAACGCAGTAACGCAGCCGGAGGGGCCAATCGAGCCGGATACACCACTCCCCGGTGAACTATCCATCGAAAATTGCCTGAGAGCGGCCGGACGTAGCACTGCACGGTGATCGATCCGGCCGCGACCAGGCTCGGTCCGCCTCGATCCGTTGCTGGGTTTCCGGTACGACAGATCCGCGATGCCGATCATCCCACCGGTGCCCCGCCCCGCGCGGCCAGCGCTTACACCGATGGAGCAGCACTATCTCACCGCGCTGTCGATCTGGACTACCCACATGGGACGACCCCCAATGATCCATGAACTGGCCTCCTACTGTGGTCGCACTCCGAGCCCGGTCTACGGGGCGCTCGTGTCACTCGAGGCGAAGGGGTATGTGTTTCGCAATCAAACTCGACAGTTCGAGGTGGTGCGATGACGGGACCCGGCCTTGCGAGTGGCTATCGCTGTCCGACCTGCGAGGGCGCGACGCAGGTGCTCGAGACCCGGATGACCCCGGGCGGTCTGCGGCGTCGGCGCCAGTGCGTGCACGACCAGTGCGCGACCAAATTCACCACGATGGAGCTCGCGGTCGCCACCAACGGCGCGCGGGCGTCGGCGACCAGCGGCCCGATGGTGGCGGTCTCGACCAAGGACTTGAAGGCGATCGCTTCTCTTGTCGAGGATGTGCTCGGCTCGTCCGCCGAGGCGCCATGAGCCGGCACCGCTGTCGCCGACGCAGGCCCCGGGAGCCGCGGGTCGAGCTCGAGTGGATCACGGAGCTCTGGGAGATGGCGCCGGCCCCGTCGGAGCTGCATCGCCACTACACCGACGCGCGGCGCGGGGTCCGAGGCAGTCGGCAGCACATCGGCTTTTCGGTCTACGAGCTGTCGCGCGGTCAGGCATATCTGCGCCGCGTACAGACCGAGTTTTTGCGTCGCCTGGCCTGTAACTGGATCTACGTCGAGGGCGCATGACGATCGACAAAGACGCTGTGATCGGCCAGCTCACGGCCGAGGATGTCGCGCGCCATCTCGGCATCACCGGGACGTGGCGAGGCCGCTGGATGCGGAGCATGCGGTGCGGCACGGCCGATCACAGCTCGGATGCGTTCGCGCTCGCGCGCGATGGCATGTGGCATTGCTGGGCTTGCGACAAGGGCGGCGACCTGCTCGCGCTCGTCGCCGCGAGTGAGGGCCTCGACGTCCGCGCCGACTTCCCAAGGGTGCTCGAGATCGCCGCGCGGATCGCGGGGGTCGACGACTCCGACTCGTTCGGCGCGCAGGTCAAGCTCGAACCCAAGCCGCGCGCGCCCGCGCCCCCGGTCGCGCCCTTGGCCGATCGGATCGCGCTCGCCAAGCGCCGGGCCGCGTGGGTGTGGGATCGGCTGCTGGCCCACGCCGACGGGGCGCGGCAACGCAGCGATGGCGGCTGGCGCACGGTCGCCGAGCTCTATCTCGAGTCGAGGGGGCTGTCGAAGGACGTGCAGAAGCGCGAGGAGATCCGCGAGACCCCGATGCGCGCGACGATGGAGGAGATCGCGAAGCACCCCGAGCTGAAATCGCTCGCGTACCTGTTCACGGCCCCGGGCCTGGTGGTGCCCGTGCGGGCCGTCGAGGGCGGGGCGCTGGTCGACCTGCGGGTCCGGCGCTACGAGCCCCGGCCCGGCCAGCCCAAGATCGTGGGCCTGCTCGGGGGCATCACGTGCGGCCCCGCCGAGCAGGGTCGGCCGCGCCAGCTCGTGGGCTGCTACGGGCGCCCGCACGTGCTCGACGACGAGCAGCTCGTGGTCATCGTCGAGGGCCTCATGGACTACTTGACCGCGCTCCACAGGTTCCCCGAGGCGCACGTCCTCGGCGCGGTCGAGGCCGGCTCGCTCGCGCTGGTGACCGCGCACGCCGCGCGCCTGCTTGACCGGCGCGACAGCCACACACGGATCCTGATCGTCGAGCAGAACGATCCGCCGCGCACGCTGCGCGATGGCCGCGTGGTCGCGGGCGCCGCCGACGCGAGCATCAACGAGGATCCCACCGCGGCGGCGAAGGCCGCGATCCGGATCCTTGGCCCCAAGCGCGTGGGCTGGCTGTTCTGTGGGCCGCCGTACGACGGGCAGGCCGCGGTCACGCTCGGCGAGGGCATCAAGGATCTGAACGACCTGGTGTGCGCCAAGGTCGACGCGGATCCGATGATCCGATGGGAGTCGGAGATCGGCACGTGATGGGGCACGGGAGAACAGGGCACGGTGCGCGGTCGTGATCATCGAGGGCGGCGACGAGTTCGGGGCCACGCAAGCGCCCGTGACCGCCGCGATCATCCCCTTCCCCAACATGCGCGCGAATCGCCGCGTGGCCGAGGCGTGGGAGGCCGAGGTCAGGGCACGCAATGCCAAGCTCGAGACCCGGCACAAGTTCCCCTCGCCGCTCGGTGTGCTCGACGAGCTCATCCGCAAGCGCACCGCACCCGCGCTGCCCTGGCCTGCGGGCTGGCCCGAGCTCGCGAAGCGGGCTCGGATGCACGCGGGCGATTGCGTCGGTGTCGTCGGCGCGTCCGGCGGGGGTAAGACGTCGTTCGCGCTCCAGGTCTGCCGCTCGGTGATGGGCGACTCGATCCCCGTGCTGTGGTGCGCCCTCGAGCTCGACGAGACCCAGATCGCAACGCGGCTCGTCGCCAACATGCATGGCGTGCACTCGATCGTGGTCCGCGAGCAGTGGTCGCGCGAGCGGATCGCGCACTCGCTCGCCGCGGTCGATGACCTGTGGCGGTTCGTCGACCGCTACGTCGACATCGACCAGCAGCTCCGCGCCCTGGCCGATGCGATCGCTTTGGCGAAACGGATCTACCGGGTCGCGCCGCTCGTCGTGATCGACTACTTGGGCAAGATGGCATCGCTCGCGCGCGACATGCAGCTCGCCACGGTGCAGGCCGCCGAGCACCTGCGTGCGCTCGCGGTCGAGCACGAGTGTTACGTGATGATGCTGTCGCAAGGCTCGCGGGCGAACAGCGTGATCCTCACCGGTCGGCTCGACCTCGACGCGGCGACCGACGCGATCGGGATGGCGGCACACTCGGCCGAGGTCGAGAACGCGTGCCGGGTGATGTTGAACCTCGTGGTGTTCAAGGCCGACGACGTGCCCGTGCTGGATGCGCATGTCCTGGTGACCAAGAGCAACACGGGCATGGAGGGCCGCCAGGGGTTCCAGTTCTCGAAGCCCGGCGGCGTGTGGACTGAGCTCGGCTACCTGCCCGCGACGCCGGGCGAGATCAAGGCGACCGTGATCAAGGCCAAGGCCGACAAGCATCGCACCGCGCCCGCGCCCACCGCACCCGAGGCCGCACGCGATCTGAACCTGGCCAAGGCGGGCGATGCCGACGCGGCTCGGCGGGTCGCGCTGACCGCGGCGATCACGCGTCACGGGCAGATCGGGATGGCACGTGACCAGATGCGACTTGTGATGGGCGCGGGGCGGGCGGCGCTCATCACCGGCGCGCTGCGGGAGCTCGTGAAGCAGGGGCTCATCGAATCGTGTGGGGATGATCGTTGGCGGCTGATCACCGGGAGGATCGTATGACGACAGAGGGACCACAGAAGCGACGGCGGTTCGTCCGGATCTGCGAGATCGATAGTCGCTCGTCGCCCGGGGCGCGGTTCCGCCTCGAGCACGATCCCGCGTGGGGTACCAACGCGGTGCTGTCCGACGAGACCGTCCTGCCCGAGCAGCTCGGCAACGCCGACGCGCGCCACGTAGACACTATCGCCTCGATCGAGCTCACCGCGGAGCACGTGCGCTGGCTCGCGCGCGCGCTCGCCGAGCTGGTCGCGCGGCTCGACGAGCAAGATCTCCTGCAGACGATGGGGCGGCCGTGAGCAATCGGCTGCACCCGGCCGATATCCGCGCCATAGCCGAGGCGGTCGTAGCGGTGCTGGACGCTAGAGACTCCGGCGAGCCATACTCGCAGACCCCGGCGGACCCGGGGCAGGAGCACCCATGGCAACCAGAGACGGAAGCATCAAAATCTACGGACCCTTCGCGCACCGCGCCCGATGGCGCGTCTACGTCATCACCCCTGACGGTCGACGAACGTATGCGAGCGAAAGCGATGGCGGACCTCAGGGGTTTTCAAGCGAGGCTGCCGCCCTCGCGTACGTCAAATACCTCCGCGCGCTCCACGAGAACCGCACGATCGCGGCCACCGTCGACGCCTACCTCGAGCACCGGCGGGCGATTGGGAAAAAGGCACGAGGAGTAACCACCGATCGCTACCGGCTACAGGCGGTGCTGCGCCACCACAAGCGCGATCAGCTCCTGCGTTCCCTCACGCCCAAGACAGCCGGTGAGCTGATCGCCAAGCGACGGAACAAGCGCGACGGCACGCCCCGGCCCTTCGATACCGTCTTCGGGGAGCTGTGCGTGGTCCGCGCGTTCTGCGTTTGGTGCGTCAAGCAGGGATGGCTCGCCAGCGATCCCTTCGCCGAGATCGAGCTCGAGGGCCAGAAGGCCCACGGCAAGGCGCAGCTCCGGATCAACGAGTCGCGCACGTTCACCGATGCCGCGCTGGCCGAAGGGACCAAGGGCGGGCTGGCCGCCGCGATGGCGATCGTGATGGGGTGCCGAGCAAGCGAGATCACCGATCGCGTGGTGCGCGACGTGGACGACGGCGGGCGCGTGCTGTGGATCGAGCGCGGCAAGAACAAGAACGCCGAGCGCCAGCTCGAGATCCCCGAGGTGTTCCGCGCGCCCTTGCTCGCGATGTGCGCGAAGCGGTTCGCGCTTGAGCCACTGTTCGGGATGAACGAGCGCGGCAAGCCCTGCGATCGGCACTGGATCCTCCGCAACGTCAAGCGGATCGCCAAGGCGGCAAAGGTGCCCGAGGTGACCACGCAGGGGCTCCGCGGTACGCAGGCAACGATCTCGGAGCGCTCGATCAGCGTGGAGCACGTAGCCGAAGCCCTCGGCCACGGCAAGGTGGCCGTGACCCGGCGCTCCTACCTGGCGCCCGGAGCCGAGCGGCAGACCCGGACCCGGCGCGTTGCGGAGCTTCTCGGGGCCGAAAAGTGAGGTGCCCTAGTGGGAAACGATTGGCGAAAAATCGTTTCCCACTAGGGCATTTTGCCTCGGTCGATCCGTCTAACTAGTTGTGCGCGAAGGGGGATTCGAACCCCCACCCCTTGCGGGACCAACACCTCAAGCCAGGCGTATGCAGTTATCTCAATATCTTACGCCGGCAAAAGTTTCCCGATCGTCGTACACCGGGAGCTATAGGGGTCTAGCTGCCGGCGAAATCGTATCCCGCCCTCAGCGCCCATAGCCCCGCACCGGTCCACGCCCTGGATCGGTGTTGAGCCAGTCGCGGCGCTTGAGCTCGGCGTCGCAGGCCATCAGCTTGCGGCGGCGCTCGTCGCCTGCCTTGCCAAGCGCGAAGGTGGCGGCGATCAGGTGTGGGGGCGGTAGGACGTAGGACATGCCCAACGCTACCGGCCTTGTATGTCGGGCGCCCGCCGAAAACATACGGCCCGAAAAAAGAACCGCCCCCGGCGGGTGTTCAATCCTGGGAGCGGTTCCGGGCGCCCGGATGAAGGAGCCCGCATGCACACTACGATCGCTCGGGCCGCGCCGCAATGCCGCCGGTCGCGGCACTAGGCCAGCTGTTCGATTTCGGCGCGGGCGGCGTCCGGTCAGCATGCCCACCGACAAGGCGCTCATCGCCCGCGATCAGCTGGTGTTTGAAATTCTACGTGGGGCCGATCTCGATGCCATCGACAAGGTCCGGGCCGCGCTGCGCCTGCATGCGCTCCCGCTCCGGACGCTGCGCCGCCTGCATGCCGCGAGGCTACGACACGGCCCGGAGCAGTGAGCTCCGGTGCTCGGGCTTGGGCCACTGGCGATCGTGCTCTCGCCAGTGTTGCGCGGTCGACCGCACGATCCCCGGCTTGCGGCCGTCGGGTCCGCAGCACTGCACCACGTCGAGGAGTGACCAGTCGGGCTTCGCGGCGTCCCACGCGGCCATGCGGTCGACGGCCACCACGATCGCGATGTGCCCGATCCAGGGCTTGGGGTGACCGGTCAAAAAGAATGTCGGGTAGGCCAGGAGATCGCCGGGCTGGGGGCGCGGCGCCGCCAGCACAAACAGATCCTTGCGGCGGTTCGCGTCCTCGATCGCTGAGTTGCAGTTGATGTCATCCTCGACGCTCGCCCATTTGCCTTTGTTGAACCCGGGCCTGTGACGACGCAGCCCGTAGCATTTGCAGATCGCGAACCCGGCACAGTCGCTGCGCCCGTCGAGCGGCGTGTTGTAGTCGCCCGTGCCGAGCCAGTACTCGCCGTGACCCACCGACGCGAGCGCGATCTCCACCGCCTTCTCGGCCGCGAACGGGCGCGGGAGGATCACGCTGCCGCCGTGGTGATGGATGCCGTCGTGACCGACGCCGCCGAGATCGCCGAGGCCCGCGCGGTCGCGACCTTCACCTGCGTTCGGCTCACCGTGTAGCCAAGCGCGCCGAGCATCGCGGCAGCCATGCCCGCCACCGCGAGCACGCGATCGTTGGTGATCGCGCCCGAGGCAAGCAGCGTCGTGAGGAGGATCGCGGCGAGCTTGAGCCAGAACTCGGTCGTTTTCCAGCCCGCTACCGGGGTCATGACCGCGCTCACGATCGGCTGCATGCCCCCGGTAGCGGCGACCTGGTCGATGAGACGACGACGCTCGGCCGCCTCGGCCTCCGTCATCGGGCGCGGCGGTAGCAGCCCCATCGGGAGCCTGTCGGTCGGGACCGAGCGGACGGGTCGCTCGGTCGGCGTGGTGGTGGTGTCGTCGTCGGTCATGCTGCCCCCTTGGCGCCGCGGTGAATGTCGACGAGATCGCTCCGCAGCCGCGCGAGATCGAACCCGCTCGGGGTCAGACCATCGTCGACCCACAGCGGATCAATCAACGCCCACGCCTCGCTACAGTAGGTCTTGAACCATTCGTGGGTCGCGATCTTGACCTGGCCCCAGGTGATGAACGCGACGCTCGATCGGTCGTACGCGAGCATCGCCATGGCGTGCGGCCCCCAGCTGCCCGGGTCGTAGCCTCGGTCGTGGCGCCCGACCGGCGCCACGTCCCACACGGTTTGAGTCTGCGCCGCGATCGGCAGATCGACCCCGACGTAGATGCCGCCGAACAGGTTGAGCGCGGCGTCGATGTGCCAGCGGTTCATCGGGTCGAGCGCGGCGAACGCGCTGATCCGCTGGCCGCCCATGCCGACCTCGCGCATCGCGCGGAGCACGTCGATCATCTGCGCGCCCTGGTCGGTCTCCGGGCGCGCAGGATTGTAGTGCCCGACCCGCTCGTACAGCCCGACCACGTCGGCGTCGTCAAGGTCGAGGAGTCGCCCGGTGTTCGCGCTCTGCGCCTGGAATAGGTGGGCGATCGCCGCGCACGTGCAATCGCCGATCACGTCATTGCGCCAGCTGCGCCACGCGGGCGCGTGTGTCGGGTGCGTCCAGTCGCGGGCGGGCGGTGCGTTGCGGCCGGTCGCGGCGAGCACGCTCCGACCAAAGTAGGTCGCGAATTTGAGCGTGCGGGTGTCCGGATGCGACTGCACGCGGCCCAGACAGCGCGCCCGCGTCACAGGTCGCCCATGCGCGAGCGGAACACCGCGCCGCCGGCATGATGGACCCGGAAGTCCTCGAGCGCGGTGCGCGCCAGCTGGCCCACGGCAGGCGCGGGCGCGGCCCGACCTGGCGGCGGGGCGAGGTACTCCTGCACGAGCTCAGCGAGCGCGCAGCCGCCGACGGCTTCGCCCGCTGCGATCGCCTGCCCCTCGATTGCGGTCCAGTCGGGGGCTCCCCCGACGAACATCGGCAGGAACGACAGGATCAGCGACTTGATCTCGACCTGGTCAGCGGTGATGCAATCGACCACGACCTGGCCGGCATGCTTGACCGGGGCGCACGACACGCCGCAGAGAGCGAGGGCAAGGGAGGCGAGCGCGACGCCGAATGAATTCTTCATGAGGTTCTCTTTCGTCACATGCACCGCGCGAGCGCGATCGTGGACAGCAGCGCCCACACCGCACCGACGCCAGCCAAAACGCGAAACACGATCTGTCGACGGTGCGCATTGCGTAGCGCCTGCTCCTCGATCGCCGAGAGCGCGCGGGTCTTGTCGATCTCCACGCCCGCGGTGAACGCGGTCACGGTCATCGTGGTGCGCTGGTGGCGCTCCTCGCGATCGTCGGCGAGGCCTGCCATCATCACGTCGAGCTTGCCCTCGTGGCGCCCGGTCGACTCGCGCACGTCGGCGAGGTCAGAGGCGAGCGCATCGACCTTCACGTCGATCCGGTCGACCTTCACGTCCATCTCCCGCCGCAGCTCGCCGACGGAGTCGAACGTGTTTTGCATCGCCTGCGCGGTGAGCTTCACGCGCCGATCGATCTTGTGCAGGGTGTCGCCCGCCGCGATCGGGACCCCCGCGGGAGGCGTGTCGAACCGCCGGCCCTCCCAGGCCTCGACGACCCTCGTCGGCACACCCGCGTATGGCGTGGGTCGGCGGCGGTCCTTGGGATCCTCGTCGGTCACAGGCGATCAAAGGTGGCGGTCACCATGCCAAAGCGGAGGTTCGCCGCGCTCGGACTGAACTTCACGGTCAGGGTAGCGCCGGCCACGAGGATCTGAGGCGCCACCACGAGCGCGTTCATGGTCCACGCCGCCGGGTGATTGGTCACTGACCAGTGCCCGAGACTCGTATACGCCGCACCCTGCGATGCGGAGTAGAACAGATCGAGCGTCGAGTCCACGACGCCGTCGCCGTAGATCGCAAACCCGAACCCCGTGATCCGGTCGCCGTCCTCGAACGGCACCCCGAAATGAATCACCCCGCTCCCCGTTGATTGTCGGTAGATCGGCGGGACGTTCCCGTCCGAGTCGAACTCCGCGAACGTGCCCAGGTTACAGAGGATCGCGGGGAGCCAGCCCCGGGTCCACTGCGGGCGCTTATGACCGATGATGCCGTCCTGCAGCTTGTCGAGGAGTGAGCTCGAGACCTTCGATGCAGAGGTATGCGTTTCATCGCGTGAGATCGGTAGCCCCATGGCGCCATCCTCCGGCGTAGGTTGCGCCGCACACGCGGCCAGTAGAATTGCTATGATGATTGTTCTCAAAATCCCCCCATTGGGCCGTGATCGCAAAGACTGCCCGGGTCGTCGCAGACGACGCTCTTGCTGGTGATGATTGCGCCGTCGATGAACGCGTGCTTGATCGCGACGATCGCCGACTGAGCGCCGTCCACATCGAGGGTCCCCGGGAGCCCCGGGTCTCGGTAGACGTAGGCCGCGAGCGAACGATCGCCGTAGGGCGCGCGAAGCGTGACATCGTCGAAGTCAGCGCGAGGCGCGGCGATCGCTCCGGTCGAGCGCAGGTAGCAGCCGCCGAGGTTCTGCAGCGTGGGATGGGTGATCGTCGTCGATGTCGCGAAGCCCGCGATCGCGCTCGTCGTCGACCAGGCCGCAAGCCAGGAGCCCGACGCCGGGAGCTGGTAGAGGTGCAGCCACAGCGCGGCGGGGTTACTGCCAAGCGTCGCCTGAACCACGAGGCCCTGTGACACGTTGCCGACGAACGACTCCGTTACGATCTTGAACACGCCCGCGACATCACCGATCCCGAGTAGTAGGTAGTTGCCATGGGGCCAGTCGCCGAAATACACCCCCGCCTCCACGCCCGCGATCGGCGTCGTCAGGGCGAGCTTCGCGATCAGGTGCGCCTCGCGACCGTCACCGCCGACCGCGGTGGTCATCGTGATCCATGACCGTGTCGTGCCGGTCATCGTGAACGTGCCGGCGCCGGGCTGGAACGACGCCGCGCCCGACACCGCGGTCACGCCGGAGGGCTGGACATCCCAGCGCTCGGGTCGGATCCCGAGCGCGAAGTCCTCGCGGATCGTCTGGTCGAACGCGAGAAACTCGAGGTTGTCGACGTCGGTTCCGACGACGCTCGCGAGTACATCCTTGAGCCCGTCGATCGACGAGCCTCGGCGCTGGCGCAGGCGGGCGAGCACGCGAGCTCGGCGGGTCACCACGTCTTGGTTGGGCTGCGGCGTGACCGCGACCGCCTGCTCCCAGGCCGCGAGCACCGCGCCATACGCCCGGGGCGGAAGCATGTTGGCGCGCATGTCCTCGGCCATCGCGGCGGCGTAGCCCATCCCGTGTCCCCACATGCGCGCCTCGAGCTGGACGTCGGAGCTCGGATCGGTCGACATGGGGAAGCCGGGATCGTGGAGCTCCTTGAACAGCTGGTAGCCGAGCGGCTGATACTTCGTGATCCGGAGCCAGGTGGCCTCGACCTCCTCGCGCGTGATCTCGCGGTCGAGCACGAGCAGCTCGTCGATCGTGCCGATGAAGGGGTCGAATCCCGCGGCCTGGCCGTAGCCCACGAACGTCGGATCGATCGTCGCGCCACCGATGAAGGGCGTTGTCGACAGCGTATCGACCAGGCGATCGCCGCAGTAGTAGTTACTCACCACCAGCGCGGGCGAGACCCACCGCCTGGTCATCGTGAGCAGCGTGAACCCGTCGGGCAACGCGAACGGCGCCCCGCTCGCGCGGAGTGCGACCAGGCGGGCGGGCGCGTTGACCACGTAGAGCGACAGCGCGTAGGCGCCGCCGCGCCGGATGATCGTCCCGGTGCCCGAGGCCATCGCCTGCGACGCGAGATCGCAGGTGCAGATGGCCTGAATCGTCACATCCCGCGTGAGCAGCGATGACCCGCTCACGCGGTCGTATCCGATGAGCCCCGTGCCCGACACGCTGTAGGCGTCGATGCCCGAGAACCGCCGCCCGCGCCCCGTCGCCGCGTCGACGACCTCCGGCATGGTCATCGCCGTGATGACGTCGTGGCCAAGCCCCGCGTCCCAATGCGTCCACGTGCCCGGCACGAGATCTCCGAGCGTGCCCGTCGCGTCCCGGATGGGCTGCAGGGGATCGAGCTCGTCGAACCGGAGCAGCACGACGGCGTCCTCCGCGGGGAGCCCGATGGTGCCCGGTGGCGAGAACGAGATTACCTGGTCAGCAGTCATCACGCGCTCCGCACCAGGACCACGCCCGGGGTCACATAGTGGATCTGCCCGTCGAGGGGGAATGCGTCGTCGGCAGCCTCGTAGTCGGCGACGGGCGTGGTCACCACCACGTTGCGGACGCCGCCCTTGCTCATCGCGATCACCGACAGCGACGCGCGCAGGATCGCGCCTGTCCACGCGCCATAGAACCCGCCCGGGTTCGCCGAGCCGATGCCCTCGGCCAGGACATCGAGCCCGATCGCGGAGGCCACCGCGGAGGCCGGGAGCGGCCGGCGGCCACGGCCCGCGTACACCGTCTGCCCGTCGAGGTGGGCGACGATCGCGTTGCGGACCGGCGTCACCAGCGGCCCGCCCGAGTAGACCAGGTCGCCCACCACCGGCGCGTTCACCGGTGCCTTCTCGAGGACGACCTTGCCCGGCGAGAACGTCTGCGTGATCGATTCGATCTTGTACTCGCGCCCATCCTGCGACGTCGGATCGGTGACGCCCGACAGGATCAGCCGATGGCCCGCGCGCAGCGACGTCGGCAACGCGGTGGTAACCGCGAGCTCGCGGGTGCCGCTGGTCCAGCCGCCGACGACGAGCGGCGGGCTGTCGACCCAGTCGAACGCGTTCACCGCCAGGCCATCGGCCGAGAGCACGAGCTCGACGCGCTGCGGGTCGGCGATCGTCTCGAGGACGCGAAGGCCGCCGCCCGCGCCCGCGATCTGAAACGGCGCCTTGGTCCTGATGTACGCGGCGACCGCGGCGCGATCGTCGGCCGACAAGCTGCGCGAGGTGCCGCTCGCCTCGTAGAACGCGACAACGTCGATCGTCCCGCGCCCCGCCCGGTGTGGGTAGGCGTACGCGTAGGCCACCGCTGCGAGACTCTCGAGTGCCCACTTGCAGAAGTCGTATTGATTGCCACCGCTCGGCGCCTGGGAAAACGTGGCCAGCATGCGATTGCGGTAGGACCCGAATTGCTCGGTGTCGTAACCGCCCTCATCGAGCGCGAGCTGCAACACCACGCTGGTCTGGATCCCAACTGGCGTGTCTACGAACTTGAGGGTTTCGCCCGCGTCGAGCCGGGTCTGCGCACCGACGTCGATCGCGACGATGTCGGCGTCGACGAAGCCATCGGGATCAACACCAGCGACACCGGCGATCGTGACCGCCTGGTTCACAGCGAACGTGAGGCCGCTCGCCTCGTGGCGTAGCATCGCCAGCGGCACGACCGTCGACGCGGCGCTACCCGAGACCCGCCCGGCCCGCGACTTACGCGCGGGCGTCGCGGCCTTGCGGATCACGCCGACCGCGTCGCCCCAGTCGCTCACCGGCTTGCCGTCGCCCGCGGTGAGCGGGTGCACGTCGCGCTGTGCTGAGTCGACGTGAGCGTGCAGCTCGGTCACCGCGGCGGCCAGAAAGCCCGCCTTGCGCCCGTGCCAGCTGTGCGGCGATCCGTAGTTGGCGAACGGGAACAGCGCGCGCCCGAAGGCCATCAGGAACGATCGCGTTTCCTCGTACGTGGGAATCTTGAGGGGCATCAGGCTCCCGTGAGGCGCACGACGAGATCCACCGGGGACCCGGCGATCAGGTCGCGCCAATGCAGGCGGACCAGCGATCGGCCGGTCTCGTCGACGAGGGGGTTGCCGAGGCTGTCGCGCACCTCGGCGGTCAGGTCGGAGAGGATGCCCTCGGCCTGTAGGACCTTGCCCGCGCGCAGCGTCTCGGCCTGCAGGATGTCGAGCGAGACTGGCTCGCCCTCGCGGAGCATCGCCTTTATCCGCGTGCCATCGCCGGGGTTCCACGGGCTGGCGGCGTACTCGCTCTCAAGCTGGATGAGCATGGCGGTGCGTGAGTCCGCGGTCTCGACCCACGCACCGTCGTCGGTGCGGTAGTAGTCGAGCGTTACCGGGTTGATGAGCAGGTCGAGCACCGCGCCGAACCCCGAGCGCATCGTTGCGCCGCCTACGCCAACCGGGGGCGCGACGATCGGCGGAATGCCGGGCGGGCCAGGGATCCGAAAGCTGTAGCTAGGCATTGAGGTTTCCCGCCGAGTCGACCGCGTCGAGCTCCAGCACCAGGTCGTCCAGCACATCCGAGCTGAACCAGCCGCCCACCGGGAGGATCGTCAGCTCGATCCCGTTGGTGATCGTGGCCTGCCCCGACCCAGTGAACAGGCCGCGGAACGCGCCTCGCCGATAGACCACCAGCTCATCCGGGCGGCCCGCGTAGCGCGCGACGACGCACTCGTAGTGACGCCCGGGATCGATGTCCGTGATCCGGACGACGACCGGCGTCATCCGGGCAGCCGCCCAATCGAGGGGGAATCCGCCTGGATCGCCTGGCGACACCCCGGGGGCGGGCGACACGATGGTGATGATCGGCGGGTTGCCGTCGGGGATCGTCGTGGTGTTCATCCCCAGGTAGCCGCCGAGGTAGCCGCTCGGTGCGGTGACCGGGCTCATGTTTCGCTCGTGGTGGTGTCGACCTCGGCGCGGGTGCCGGCGACCGTGTCTTGGGTCGCGGTGAACTCGGCCGTCGAGCCGCCGGGCTGATACAGCGTGGCGAGCGCGCCGACGAGGCCGGTCGCCTTGCCGAACAGGAGCGCGTCGACGCGACGCAGGTGGCCCTTGACGGTGCGCCCGCTGCGGAGCGCGTAGGCGAGCAGCGCATCGCGGATCTGCGTCGCAGTAGGCAGGCCGGCGACGGCGGCAGCGGTCGCGAGCAGTGCGCCCGCCGAGGCGCTGAGCCGCGAGCTCATGGCCGCGTCGAGGTTGTCGAGCAGGCCCGCGCGGATCGAGGTGAGCCGCGCGGTCAGCGTCGTCAGGTCCGCCTGCGCCGCGGTCACCGCGGCAGCGGTCGCGCGCGAGCTGGTCGTGGCGTCGAGGTTGTCGAGCGCCGTAGCCCGCGTCCCGGTCAGGCGCCCGGTGAGCGTCGTGGTGTCGGCCTGGATCAGCGCCTGCGCGGCGGCGCTCGCGAGCCCGACCTGCAGCTCGGTGACGGCATCGGCCGCGAGCGCATCGGCATCGATGGCGTTGGTTGCGACCACGGCGGCGGTGATCGCGTTGGCGACCAACGACTGCACCGCCGCCTTGATGTTGCCCGAGCCGTCGAGCGCCGCCGGGAGCCGGGCCTGGAGATCATCCGTGTCGGCCTGCACCGTCGCGAGCGCCGCTGCGGATGCCCGCGTGCTGCTCGCGACGTCAAGATAATCCTGTAGCACCGCGCGCGCGTTTGTCCACTGCACCGTAGACAGCGCAGTGCTCGCAGGCGCCCGCGTGCTGCTCGCGACGTCAAGATAATCCTGTAGCACCGCGCGCGCGTTTGTCCACTGCACCGTAGACAGCGCAGTGGCAGCCGCCGCACGACTGCTGGTGGCCGCGTCGAGGTAGTCGAGGTATCCGGCTCGAGTCGGCGTGTAGTTCGTGGACAGCCCCGTGAGCAGCGTCCGATCGGACGTGGTGAACGAAGTTGTAGTTGAAATGTTGATGTTGAACGTGCTCGAGCCCGGCGTTCCAGGCCCGCTCCAACCCTGGTTGCCGCCGACGCTGTAGGTCCCGAAGTAGGTGCGCGTGTTGTCGGTGACCTGCAGCGTAAACGCACCGGCGCCGCCTGCGATGGTTGCGCTCGTGATGTATTCGGTGTCGACACCGTTGTCGGCGTAGATCTTGACCGTGCCGCCGTCGGCAACCGTCGCTCCACCGACGGTCACGGTACCTGCAACGGTGAATGAGATGTCATGCAGCGTAAGCCACTGCGCGGCCGTCCAGCTCGAAGATGTGCCAGTCGCAATACAGAGGCGCCATCGCCGCGACACCGTCACATCCATTGCAGTGCGCCCATAGCTCGATCGCTTGATCCATGGCGCGATCGGCCTCATCGTCTCGCGGCGGCTCCAGTTCGCGAACGCGCCGCCAAGATTCCCTCCACTAACAGGGAATTCGTCCTGATACCATCCGTCGCCGATATCCTCCCCGGTTTGACGCTCGGATTGCAGTGAATACATAGCCGCGAATACACCATAAGTACGTATCCCCAGGTCGCACCACGCACTCGACACCATCCACGGGCTGGATGGAAAGCTAGGGATCCGTTCTGCTGCTGTGACGTAAGAGACGAAATCGGTCGGCGTCGTATGCGATACCAGACTGTAGGCGCAGGATCGATTCCCGCCGCCAATCCCGCGCGCTGGGATATCTGCTGTATAATTGATGATCGCGAAGCCGGAAAAATCCAATCCTGGCGCAGACGTCACGCTCGCTCTGACGTTGAGCGCAAGCCGATTGGTGCCCCGAGCAAGCGCCCAGGTCGACGAGTCGTGATCGCACCGTCGGGTATAGACACGGGTTCCAGGGCAGGTGAAGACACCAAATGAAGGGAACCCGGCGATGGTGATAGCCCGCGCGCCCTGCCCGTTTGCGTTCACAAGCGCATTCAGCGCAAGCTGATTTTGATCAAATACGACCACACCAGATTGCAGCAGCGTGATCGTTCCAGGCTCTTGGACTTCAAGCTGAACAGCATATTGATTCGTATCAGCCGCAAGGCTCCCGAAAGTTATGCCCAGCGCGGCACGGTCATTGCCGACCACCGCACGGCAAGAGTGCAGTTCCCGGGTCGTGCTCGCCACCGTGAACGTGTAGGTCACCACGAGGACGGCGGACAGGTTCTGAAACGTGGTCGTTGCGATATTGGACTTCGCGATCAACGCGTGCACGGCATTCGTCGTGATCGAATACGGGGCCGCCGTCAGATCGACGATGTCTCGATACTGGGCACCAGGGCCGATCGCCTGCTTGTTCAGCGCGCGCACGTCATAGGTGCCGCCGCTATCCAGCTTCAGTGACAGCTGTGTATCGGTAGACCCGTTGGAGAAATCGTGCGCGGTCACGCGCAGGTAGACTTGCTTGAACGTTTTTCCGGCCTCGGGGCAGAACGTAGACAGGTTCGGGATCTGATTGACAGGCGCATCGGAAACGCCACCGGTACAGCCGATCTCGGTATCGGAGGTCGAAAGCGCCGCGTAGTGGCCCTGGATCGGGATCTCCACCGTCTTGACATGAGTCGCTGCGGTGTTGTCGTAATCGTAGGTGATCTGTAACTCCGCGGTCAGGTTATTGACCGTGCTCGCCACCACCTGTGAGAACGCGACGCCCACCTGACAGGTCTGTGACGCGCCGCCGCCGAAGTTCGTGATGAAGTACGCCGTGACATCTCGCTCGACGATCAGCGTCTCGTGCCCCGTAAAGCTTATATTCAACGTGGCATAATCGACATCGTCAAAGGCTACGGCGCCGAGCTTGACCCCCATTCGCCAGCCCAGAAACACGAAAGCGCTCGACGCCACATCGCGGCAGGTGACGCGAAACCGCGCCGAGCGGATCGTTCTGGTCAGCTCGGGCATGTCGATCGTGATCGCGGCCCAGTCATGCCGCGTCGCGGTCGCAAGTGTGGTGTTCGTCGCCAGCGTGGTAATCCTCGTCGCGAACGCCCATGAAACTGTCTTGTTGACCGTCGCCATCAGGGCACCTGTCCCGGCGGCGGCATCGCGGCCCGCTCGATGGCCGAGCTGCTGGTGTCGTCGACGATATCGTCGAAGTCCTCGACGATCGTGTTATCGAGATCGGCCTTGGTCGCCGACCGGGTGACCGTGTTGATGACGACGCCGCTCGCGTTGCGGGTCTCAAGCTCTACGGTCAGCGTCCACGGCGGCACGTTGACGATCGAGATCCGCACCGAGGTGCGGGGATCGGTCCAGAGCGCCGCGACCCGAGCACGCAGCACGTCGATCCTGTGCGGCCTGCCCTCGCGCCACCACGTACGGGCGATACCAGCGACCAGGGCGAGTGTGGGTGCGGCCACAAATGCGTATTAGTCGATCGCGTCGGCCATGTCACTGTGCTTTCAACACCTCGGTTCCGACGGGGCTCGGCGCGGCTGCGGCCACCGGCGCCGGAGGCACGGCCGTGGACATCACTTGAATGGTGCTCGTCGGCGTCGAGGCGCCTGGCCCCGGTAAATAGAGGTGCACGTGATGGTTTACTATGTCGACGACGGCCTGGACGTCGGCCTTTGTCGCAAGCGCCACCGCCGTGCCGCCCGCTTGTCGAATCTCCACTGTTCGATCTTTCTTGATCACAATAATAGTGGAGCTGTTAAATGCCGCCGTTTCGTCGTCAGCGAGTTTCGCAATCGCTTTTCGCGCGTCCTCGTCTCGCGTTGCGATGATCACCGGGTTCGAGCTGCCGCCCGGGAACACCACGAGCGCATCGACCTGGTGCCCCGCCTTGGGCCGCGAGTAGAACCCGACCCCGGAGAACACCTCGGCATCGAGGGTTTCCTTCGTGACTCCGTCGAGCAAGAGGTGGCCGAGCACCTGCCAGAACACGCCGCTGGTGAGCGTCACCGCCATGCGCCGAATCGCGCCGAGGCTCGCGCGCCGCGGCGCCGAGGTCTCTTCGCGCCACTGCCGGATCGTGTTGTCGGTCGCGCTCATAACAGGATCTCCGTTCCGCTCGGCACAAGGTGCATCGTCGTGGTCTCGCCCTGGTCGTGCTGTCCGCTGTACGCGCACGAGACGATCAGGTATTCCCCGTCGAGGATGGGCTGCTGTTCCTCGTCGATGACGTGCGCGATCGTGGTGGGCGCAAACAGCGTGTATTCGTCCGAGCCGTAGCGCTGGCCGTGCAGCGGGGCCTCGACGCTGATCAGGTGGCGCTTGTAGTCGCGCCGGGCCATCTCGTTGTGCGCCACCTGCGAGGCGTCGCCGTACGATTCGAAATCGCGCTCGGGCATGTACATGCGCTTGGGATACAGAAAGTCACGGCCGACACCGTCGCGCCGGTTCGCGGGGTTGTCGAACGCGACGCCGCGATTATCGATCACGTTCTTGCCGTAGTTGGTATCGCTCTGTCCGCCGACGCCACCGCACACGATCAGCGAATACCGATCGCCGTCGTCCTCGGTGATCGTCATGTCGTCGACGGTCGACGAGTTCGGGGAGTGCGGCGCGGCGCGCCGAAACAGGTACAGCGGTTGTTGCGCGTAGTTCGGTTTTCCGAAAAAGATCTCGGTACCGTCGGCCGAGCTGTACACGAGCGCGCTGCCCCGCGAGGCGATCTCGTGCATGATCTGCCAGCGCGTTTGCCCGGGGTGGACCACACCGCGCCGCGGGACCCGGATCGCGATCTGGATCGTAGGCTCGGCGGGCGCCTGGCTGCGTGCGAGCCGCTTGCCCTTGCCCACGCGCAGCGTGCGGTTGCGGACGTCGGAGAGCGTGACCTTGTCGAACCAGGGCGACACCAGCTCTTGCAGCGCTGGGAGGATTTTCATCGCGCTGTAGTTGATCCGCGGCGCTGACTCGTCGACCAGGCGGCCGACCCGGTCACGGCCCGAGATCGTCATCGTGCCCGCCTTGCTGTTCTTCACCCGGCGATCGATGAAGCCCCGCATGATCGCCGTGCCGTCGATCCGGATCGTGATGCTCGCCCCGCGGCGTAGCAGGTTCCAGCTGCGCGCATCGAACGGGCGACGGAGCTCGAACCCGTCCGCCGCCGTGATCATACTCGAGTCGACGTGATACCCGCTCCAGCCGTCGACGCGCTCACCCGCGCGCGGGCCAAGCGCACCCGCGACGGAGTCGTGCTCCTCTACTTCCACGTCGAGCTGGTGCGAGAACCCCATCTTAGAACGGCGACCGCTGCACCGGCTTGGCAGGCATGAGGTAGTCCCCGACCTCGAGCCAGCCGGGCGTTCCGATGTCGTTGAGCATCGCGATCTGGCGTGCTCGGTTCTGCGCCTCGGCGCCGCCGTAGATCCGCGCCGCGAGCGGCAAGAGCGCGGTGGTCGTGGTGACCCGCATGACGAACACCGCCGGAACTTCCGACATCGCCGCGATCGCCGCCTGGCGCACGGCCTCGCCGAGCTGGATGAGCGAGCGCAGCGCGGGCCACTGCTGCAGGTCGTACTCGAGGCGGCCGACCTCGATCGCCACGTCGATGTTGTCCGAGATCCGGGCGAGGTCGTTGGTGATACGGCGCGCGGACCCCGCCTCGAGCGTGGCGCTGTAGCTGTCGACCTCCGACCAGCTCGCGACCGCGGCGGTCGCGTCGACCGTCAGGCCCCCGAAGATGCCCCGCGCGATCTCGGCCGAGATGGCGGCGCTCGTGCTGGCCGACAGCGCGGCCGTGCTCGTGGCCGTTGCCGTGCTGGTGGCTATCGCGGTCGCTGTGGCCGCCGCTGCCGCGCTCGCGCTGGCCGAGGCGCTGAACGACGCCGACGCGGAGAACGACGCCGAGGCGCCGAACGACGCATCAAACGACACGTTCGCGCCATAGCTGGCGGCGGCGCTGTAGGCGGCGAGTGCCTGCGCCCGATCGCGCGCGGCCGGCGGCACCCCGGGAAACGTCTCGAGCTCGGTCGATCCTCGCCAGATCCCCGCCTTGATGATCGCCTCGTCGGCGTGGTTGGCCGCAGCTACCGCCGTGCTCTCGCCCGAGATCCCGCGGGCGATGGCGGCCGGCGACAGCGGCTCGATCACCTGCTCGGCGATGAACTCGGCGACCGCGTTGGTGATGTTGCCGTGCTCGTCGATCTCGTAGGTGAATTCTCCGACGCTGGCGAGGTACGTGCCATCCACGGGGTGCGTGAACATCGCGGGCTGCCCCAGGTCGACGGCGGCCTTGAACCGGCGGAACACGTCGGCGGGCTCGGCCGCACCCATGACCTGCGAGAAGTCATCGAACAAGAGCGACACGCGGACCCGCCGAGCTCGGAGCCCGCGATCCTGTACGGGATGGACGTCGCCGCTCGCCAGGTCGTGCACCACCTGTGTGCGCGAGTTGTCGGTGTGGAACGAGGACGCGAACAGGCGAATCGTGCCCCAGTACGCCGCGAACAGCGGTGACTCGTCGGTCACGGGCTGCGCCTCGGGTTCGGTGCTTGTACGGTGACAACCACGTCGGGGTGTAGCTCTCCCTGGAGCTTCACCGCCTGGCGCGCGGTTCTCTGCCCCTCCCAGTACCCCGGTACCAGCGCGGAGGAGATCGCGTTATTGAACGCCTCGGAGATACTCTTTGTTATCGCCTTGACCTGTGGCCCCATCGCTTTCGCTACCCAGTCAGTCGAGATCTGTAGTTCCGCGGCCTCGATCATTGACTTACTCGCGCCGGAAGTCCTCGTGTAGCGCTTTCCGGCCGTGGCCCGACCTAGACCCAGCGGTGTATTCTCGTCGGCGCGCGATGCCTCTATCGCAATACGAACTGACTCGACCGTCGGAGCTTTGTCATCTCCTCCTGCGGCCTTCGTGATCGCGTAGACGGTACCGCGGTAGCCCGCCGACGATTGCTCGTCCCGCTCTCCGGCGGCCTGCTCGCCGGGCGTGAGCTTGTCGGTTCCGCGCCTCAGTCCGTGGGGCCGCAATGGATTCGTGGACTCTTCGCCCTCTGCGTCTTCCTTGCGTGCGTCCTGAAGCTTTTTCAACGCTGGCGTATGCCAGGGATCGCTTGTGGGGTTATCCGAAAAATCGTAGCGGAGCGCCTTTCCGACCGTCTGAAACTTGCCGAGAACCCAGCCGATGGCGTTGACGCTGGCCACTACCGGCTCGATCGTTTCGCTGAGCTTCTCTATCGCCGTGACAAAGCCATCGATCCGTTCTGGAGTGAACGCCTCCGCAAGCGCGTTTTTCATCTTCTCGACGGCAACGTCCATTCTGCCGAATGCCGACTGAGTGATGGTGGCCATGTCGTCGGCCACCACGCCGTTCGCTCGCCCGGCCTCGAGTAGCGCATCGTATCGGGTAAGCAGCTCCTCGGCCGACATGCCGGTCTTTCGCATCGCCTCGTCGAGGAGGAGGATTCCGCGCCAGCCCTCGGTGCGACCGAAAGCTTTCTTGAGCTTCGCGTTGTCCTTCATCAGGTCGGACTGCATGATGTTCTTGTAGACGAGCTCGACGGGGAGTAGCACCTTGCGCCCGAGCTTGTCGCGCTCCTTCTCGTAGACCTGAATGCCCGCCGCCTCGAATTTTGGCGCGTTGGTTTGGATACTCGCGAGCACCCGCTGCAGCATCGTTCCGGCCTCGGCGGCGCTGTTCGAACCGTCCCGCATGATCTGGAACATCGCGCCCGCCTGAATGGTGCCCTCTCGGCCCTTCACGCCGAACCGCGCAAACAGGGGCAGGATGGCCGCGAACTCGGTAGCCATCTGCGACGCCTCGATCGCGCCGTCCTTGGCCTGATTGATGAGGCCGCCGATCGTGTTCTCCAGCTGATTGTCGGGGACCTTCATGCTCACGGTGAGCTGGTACGCCATCCCGGCGAGATCCTTGGTTGCCGATCCGCTGGCCTGCGCCGCGCGAGCTAATATGTTCATCTTCTCGATCGAGAAGTTCTGTGCACCGGCGAGATCGATATAGGCGCGACCGGCCGCGAGCACCTCACCCGCCGAGATACCGATCTCGCTGGAGGTCTTGCGCGCGGCATTGCCGATCTCTCGCATCTCTGTCGGTGACTTGCGCGCGGCGATCCCGAACCTGGTGAGCTGCTCCTCGTAGTCGAACACGGCCCTTGCCTGCCCGGCGATGGCGTCGATCCCGCGCGTGGCGAGGTTGGCGGCCACGCCGCCGATGAATGCCCCCCTTGCCATCGAGCGGCGATCGGGATCCGCCTTCTCTCGATCGCTGAGTGGCTTCATCAACCCGGTGGTCGCCTGGGTGAAGCCTTGGAACATCTTCCCCGCGGCACGCAGCGCCGCCGGCAGGCGGGCGGTGCTCGCGGTGATCTCGACTGTGACCTTCGGGTTACTCATACGCTCCTAAAGGCCGTGTTCACGAACCGCGTAACCCCCGGTGGGAGGGCCGTAGGAGCTGCGGTAGCGCGGCTCTCCTCCACGGTCTTCAGGGCTCCGGCGAGGATTCCCCAGGCGAGGACGGCGGTATCGGTGAGCTCGCAGGCGGGGCGGCCGTAGTAACAAGATAGAGCGACAGCTTCGCGACACCGTGCAGTCGCAATGCCATCGGATTTTTTTTTTCGATCGCGAGCCGGATCTCGGTGACATCGTCGTCGGTCAGCGTCGGCAGCCCCATGGGATCGAGGCGCTCGCGTACATCGGAGTAGACGATCCCGCACGCGTTGATCAGATCCGAGTCGAGGGTGAGCCATTCTTCGAGCGAGCCGAACCGCGTTGATGTCGAGCTCGGGTCGCGAACCGCCCACGCGAGCGTGCGCGCGGTGCGCTCGGCCTCGTAGCTCCACGAGCTGAGGACGGTGGGGGCCAGCTTGAGCCTCGCCATCTCCGCGAACGTCGCGCCCTCGATCTCGTTGACCGCGTCGTGGCCCGCCAGCTCGATCCAGGCGCGCCCCAGGACCGGGAGCATGACTTGCTCGCCCCGCGGCGCGCCCGCGCGTACAAGGGCGAGCAACGTGCCCGGCACCACGGCTGCGGGCTGCGCGGTCGCCAGCTTGGTGCCGAGCAGCGTCATCGGTCGTTGGCCTGCGTGGCGACGAGCGTGATCGTGTCCTCGTGCACACCGCTCTCGTCGATCTTGGTATCGATCTTCGAGACCCTCGCCGTATACGACTGGCGGCGGCCGTTGTCCTCGTCTTGGGTCGTGAGCGTCACGTTCGAGCGCGAGCGCTTGACCATGTACCAGTCGACCTCCGGCGCCTTGCCCACGGTGCGAGTCACGGTCAGGTCGAGTTCGAACCCACCCTCTTTGTTTCGGAAGCCCGCACCGCCCGACACGCCGATCGCGAGCACGACCTCCGTGGAGCGACCGTCTTTGATGTCGAGCGACTTCGCTGTCATCAGCTGGCGCGACACCGCGGCGGGGCCGCTGATGTCGACGAAGATCTTGCCCTGTGAAACGAAATCCGCCATCTCATCCCCCGATCTGCACGTTGTGTTGCCAGGCGATTTGATGGAGGCCGACCACAACGTGGTAGTAGAGCGCCACGTTGTTGCGGCCCAAGGCGAGCGCATCGTGCTCGATCAGGAGCAGGCCGATGTCACTCTCGATCTTGCTCTTGACCAGCCAATTGACTCCGGCGGCCGTGCGCAGGATCGCGGCGGCCATGTCGCCGATCTGCCCGTCGGTGTCCTCGGTCTGTAGCGTGCCATCGGGGTTGGCGTCGCCGCCGAACCGCTCGCCCGCGGCGATGTCGATCTGGATTGCCAGGGCGACGCCGGTGCGCGACACCGCGATATCGCGGTTCCGATCGTCGGGCTGCGCCGGGCTCCCGCTCGTGGTACGGGTCGTCACCATGCGCTCGCACTTCGCGAGGTTCTGCGTGATGGCCCCCGTCGAGTCGAGGACGGCGCCGTACGGGGTCAGGCCCGCAGCAATCGCGGTCTCGACCTCTGACGTGGTGTAGATCGTCGCGGCCGGCGGCGGGTAGAGTGGCACCTTCGCCCCGTCGTAGTTGGCATTCGGCCGCTCGCGCGAGAACACCAGCATGGCGCTCGCGGTCGCGATCTCGCCCGCCGTCGAGAGGCAGCCCTCGAAGCTCGAGACATTCACCGCCTGGTGATTCGCCGCCCCGGCAAGGGAGGTTGCGGTTCCGATGGTGCCCGGCTCCCCGACGAAGTAGTAGCCCCACGTCTTGGAGGCCGGTGCCCAGCGAGTCGAGATGTCCGTGACGATCTCGGTGATGTCCGCGGCGGCGTGGTTCGCGAGCGCGATCCCGTCGTAGCGCAGCGGCGCCAGCGCATCGAGCGCGGGCTGATGGTCCGTCGCGCCCGTGCCCGTGACACCGGTCGTGGCGCCGATCGTCAGGCCGGCCACCTGTTGATCGATCGTGATCTTCACGTCCGTCCCGTTGATCCCCTTGGTGTTGTGGGTCAGCGTTACGATGTTCGATCCCACCGTCGGGACCACCGGGAGGTTCTGTAGGTTCACCTTGAGCGCGTTCACGATCGCGGTGGCGACGGTGTTTCCGGAATCGCCCAACCGAACGCCGATCGTGAAGGTCCGCCCGGCGACGCGAATGATCACGTTGCCGTCTGCCGTCGCCGCCGAGCCCGTGACCGCGTAGGCCGAGGCGTGGGCGACGCCCGTGGACTCGGCGACCGGCACGGCGTACACGCGCGGTCCGCGCTGAAACAGAGTCGCGCACTCGTACGCCTTGCGGCACATGAGCGCGAGCTCGGAGCCGATGCCGAACAGCGCATCCGTCGAGGCGGCGTCCGTGGCCTCGTAGACGGTATTCGCGGTCGCGGTCCCCGTCGACGACTTCGCGCCGATGAGCGCGATCCGCAGTGGCACCGAGACCAGCGCGCCGGCCGCGCGCTGCATCGTGAACGTGTGGAACGTCGCGGCGCGATACAGGTTCGTCGGGATATTGGTGACGATCACGGCGTCGCCTTTCTGACGTCAGGGGCGATTGCCACCTTGCCGCCGGGGAGATCGGTGGGCGCCGCCGCGAGAGTCACGGTGACCGGCGCGCCGTCCATGGTGCAGGCGAATAGATCGTTGCGATCGAGCGCGCGGCGAACCGTCTGCGAGTACCGCACGCGGCAGACCCAGCCGGGCTCCGCGTACAGCTGCCCCCCGCCGGGCTCGGCCCCGTCGCTGGTGTGGATCGGTGTCCGGCGGCCGGACGGCGCCGACACCGTGATATGCGTAGGGTCTGGCATCGATTCACGTTCCTTGGTGCGTGGAGACTTCGACGTTGATCGTGTCGGCGTCGCTCGGAGGCAGCGGCCACGGGTCGGCGCCGTGGACGGTGAGCCCGAACCCGATCGACTCGAGGAGCTGCGTCGCGTTCCGCCACTCGTTGACGTTCTGCGACAGCGTGATCTGGTAGGTCTGTAGCCAGATCGTGACGGCCGGCGTCGTCACGAGCTCGCCCTCGTGATCGGGACGAATCCCCTTGATCGACGTGTGCCCGCCGCAGCGCTGGCCGATCAGCAGCTCGGATGCGTGCTCCAGCATCACGTGGAGTCCCGGGTCCGCCTGATCGCTCGCGGTGCCCGTCACGTCGATCTCTTGTCGGCCGAGCTGCTGATTGCGGGCGTGCGAGCTCGCGAAGTAGACGAGGAGTTCGATCTGCGACTTCACCCCGAAGCCGCCGATACCTTGCGGCTCCGACGCGCGATCACCGGTGGCGATGGCGATCGATGGCGCGCGCCCGGCGATCGCATCGACCAGCATCGCGATCCCGTCCTCGTCGCGCGGGGTGCGAACGACGGCGCCGAACGCGATCACGTCGACCAGGTAGCCCGTGGGCCGCTTGAGCCCGGCGAGCAGCGCAACCGCGCCTTGCTGGATCAGCGTCCGTGCGGGCTTGGGCGCACGGGTGTCGAAGGCATGGGCCACTACAGGCCCCGCGTGAACGTGGCGACGAGCGCCTTTTCGAAGTGCTCGCGCGCGGTGCGTTCGAGCCAGGGCGAGATCCAGAGAAACTGACGCTGCGGGATCCGCGCTCCGTTCCCGGCCCGCCCGCCGAACTGGTGCACGCTCGCCCACCCCACGCGCGATCGCCAGATCAGCGAGCGCGATGTGACGCTCGCCAGGATCGCACCCGGCAAGCGCCGCAGCAGCTTGCGCCCCATCACCGCCGAGATCCTTCCGAGCGACTTGCGCCAGCGCTGCCCGCGGCCCTTGCCGATGGCCCGCTTGCGGCCCTTGGTGGCCCGCGCGTACTTGTTCCGCTCGATCGTGCTCGGCGCGAGCGCGGGCCAGCGGGCGCTTGGTGCGCGCTCGGCCTGGTGGTGCTGGCGCTGGTCGATCCGCGTCGGGAGCTTGAGCCCTCGAAACACCTTCGCCTTGTCGAGCTCGCTCATCCGCCGAAACGCGGCCATCGCGCCGTGCGCGATCACCTCGAGCTTGACGTCGACGCCCTTCACCAAAACCCCCGCGTGCGGTCGCGCGACACGGTCAGCGCGGCGTCGCGCGGCGAGGCCCGGTCGATCACCATCGACGCCTTGGCCGGGCCTGGATCGATGCCGAGCGAGATCTCGCCGCGCGAGACGCCCTCGAGCCATTTCCGATCGACGTATTCCTGCTCGTTGTCGTCGGCGAGCGGCTGCCCGTTGTAGCGATTGCGCCGCAGCACACGCGCGGCCCAGTACGCCGACAGGTGCGCGACCACGGCCGGCACGACCGACAGCGGCGTCGCGTAGCGCTTGCCGAGGTAGCTGTCGATCGTCGAGTCGGCGACCGCGATCGCCTCGCTGACAACGCCCGTATTCTCGGTGTTCGAGTTGTCGAGATCGGCGAGCTGCCGCAGGCGCTCGGGGCCTCCGACTGCGATCTCGACTTGGGCGTGCGTCGCGTAGGCCATGGCTACTTGGTGTTGCCGTGACCGAAGTCGCCCGAGTCGCGCGCCTTCGCCGCCGCCTTGAGCCGGCTCGACGAGCCATCGCCCGGATCGGGCGGGGCCTGCCGGCGCGCAGCGGCGAGCTCGGCGCGGAGCTGCGCGTTGTCGCTCTCGAGCTGCTCCGCGCGCGCGGTCGCGCTCGCGAGATCCTCGGCGATCGCGCCGCCCGTGGTGTGCACCAGGAGCGAGGTATCGGCGAGGATCTCCTCGGCGCCGTGGACGCTCACCACCGACTTGCCCACGAGCTGCTCGGCGGCGAGCTCGGCCGGGCCGAGGTCGGTCACCGTCACCTCGGTTTTCGACGTGCGCGAGAACCGCAGGCCGGCGCGGTTGCGCCGCGGGATGTCCCGGGTCGTCGAGACAAAGAGCTTGTCGCCGGCCCGCGGCGCGGCGACGCCGCGACCGCGATTGGCCTCGGCGAGCTGCTCGCGCGACCGGATCTCGTTCGCGGCCAGTATCTTGCGGTGGAGCTCGGCCCGATCCTCGGGCTGCATGGGCTGCTGTTCGGTCATTGCGATCTCCCGTTACGATCCCGGCCCGCCCACGACCTCTTGCCAGAGGCCGTATGCGGCGCCGAATTCAGCCTCGATGCCGTACAGGTATTTCCCTGTCCGGAATGCGAATTCGCCCTCTTCGACCGAGAGGAACTCCACTGCTCGTTTTTCGTGGACGATGACCGCAGTCGACTGCTCGGGGAGCAGAAACCACTCGAGCCCGGTCAGCGTGATCTGCGTGCCGAACACGGTCCGGACGCCGGCCGAGATCCATGGGGTCACGACCGGATCAGCGGTCGCGAAATCCAGGTTCTGCGATCCGGCGACGCCGATCTGTTGCGCGAGCACGAGGCGCACCGCGTCGCGGTTCGCTGGCCCGTGAAGCAAGCGCATCCGCTTCCCGGTCAGGTTGAGCGGCGTCCCGTTCTCGTCGACGAGCCCCAGGAACTTGTTCCAGGCCGACGCGTAGACCGCGGCCGAGAATGCGCCGGTGACCTTGTTGGTCTGCTGCGTGCCGCCGCTCGAGGTCGCCGTGTGATCGGTGTCGATCAGGTTCTGCCCGTCGTAGGTCGAGCCGAGCGCGACGCCCTGCAGGCCCGCGCACAGCATGCCGATCACGCACTCGTCGAGCGCCCAGTTGTAGGCGTCGGCCATGTCGCTGATACGGCCCTTGTACATGCCATATCGGTCATTGAGGATGTCCCCCTTGGGGATCATGATTGAGGCTTCGTGGGGCCTCGTCACGACAGGCATGCTTTCGCCGCGCAGCATGCTGATCGTCTTGTCGCCGACCCACAGGCGCATCTTGGGCACCGAGTCGAGCCAGAGCTGCCGGTCGAGCAGGTTGTCGGTTTGAACGACGGTCGCCAGCGTGCGCGCGATCGTGTCGACCCGCTTCAGGCGGTCGTGCAGATCGGTGCGAAAGCCGACATAGGCCGCCTCGATCTTCTGCGCGTCGGGCGAGCTGCCGCCCTGGCGCGGCCCGGACAGCGCCGGATCGTACTTGCGGCGTGGATCAGTGGAGGTACGTCGGATCATGCTGCACCGACCTTTCCGCCGAGCATCGCGACGCAGACGCCGAGCGTCGTGTCGACCGCCTCGATGTAGCCAGCCACGATGTGATTCGTGGTGGTCACCAGCGATACGGTCTGGTTGTCTTTGACCTCACAGGGCATGCCGACGTTCGCGGCGGTGATCGTCCCGTCGTTGGCGAGCCAGTACGCGCCACGCTCGACGATGCAGGTGCGATCGCCGGCCGCGTAGCTGACCGACTGGGTCGAGATTCCCATGACGACGCCCGCGGCTGTGTCGGCGCCGTTGAGCGCGGTCCCCGTCGCGGCGAGCGCCATCACGATCACGCCCGCGGGGATGTCCGTGGCGGCGGTGAGCGGAATCGCGATCTGGCGCTGGATGTATTGCCGGTACGTGTTCCGGTCCGTGGTTGCGGCGGTCATGGATCAGGTTCCGTTTCCGTGCTCGCGGGCGTTGGCCTTGAGCTGCTCGATGGGAATGCCCATCTCTCGGGCGGCGATCGCGAGATAGGGATTGTCCTCGGGCGCGTACACACCGGTTTCGGTGCGCTCGGGTTCGCGGAGCGCACCGGTCACCTGGCGCTCGCCGACGGGCACCAGGATATCGAGCTCGGCGATCTCGGCGGCGAGGGCATCGACGCCATCGCGCACCGCGATCGCGCGAAGTCGCGTCTCGCGCTTGCTTGGGATCGCGGCGCCGGCTTCGTCGCGGCCCCACTTCAGGCGGCCCGAGGCGTAGGCCGCCGCGATGAGGGTATCGACGCGCGACTTGTTCGCGCTCGCGGTGACCGCGGTCAGTGCGGTTTTGGCGTCGGCCAGCTCGGCGCGTAGGCCGCCGGCCTCCTGCTCGGCCGCGAGCGCGCGATTGCGCAGCGCCTCGGCGAGGGTGACCGCTCGATCCTCGTCGAGCTCGGTCAGCGAGGTGAGGCCCAGTACGGCAGCCAGTCGGGGAAAAGCCATCGCGCGCTCCTTGATTCTCGTCGGGGGTAGATCCAGCTCGGCGGCCAGGGCCGCGCGTACGTCGTCGATTCGAGTTCCCTTGACTGCCGGGACGTTGACTCCGGAAAGCTCTTTGCCTTCTGCGGATTGAAATTCGTATTCTACGATTTGCGCTTTTCCGTCAACCTCTACTGTCTCGCCAGGCCAGCAAGAACAGCCCCTAGGTCCGCGCACGTCAGTTTTGTGCACACTGCAATTCACTGCGCCGGTCGGAAACCAACCGATCGAGAACTGGCTCAGTGTGCCGTCGAGAATACTGATTACCGCATCGGGCTTCACGGCCGAGAACGTCATGTCGAGCGCTGACATTCCTCGGGAATCAGTGACTAGCTCGCACGCTAGAATAGTGCCTTTGCACGCGCTCTGCTCGCTGGTGTTGTGGTCGACCAGGAACGGCATACCGATGAACGTCGGCGCGATGCCGGCGAGCGCCTCGGCCGAAAACCGCAGATAACGCCGGTTCGGCTGCCCCTTTTTCTGGCGGTACACGCGCGCCTTCACCGTCAGCTCCATGTGCTGGCCGCCGCGGACCGCGGTGATCAGCTCGCGTCGGTGGGCCTTGGCTTCGTTCGTGGGCTCGCTGCCCTTGAGCTCGCTGCCCTTGAGCTCGGTAAGCGCCCCGTCCCACTGAACCCCGATGTCACCGAGCAGCTCGCAGCGCTCGGCGGGCGAGCGACACCCGATCGGCCGATCGGCGTCGGGATCATTGAGATCGGTCATGGCTTCTTCTCCTGCCGCGCGTGGTTCGGATCTGGCGGCGGCGTCGGCGTGAACATCACGCCCTTGCCGGGCTGCGGCTGGCGCAGCGAGAACTCCTCGCGGAGCTGATCCTCGTCGAGCTCGATCGCCATCCCGAGGATCTCGAGGGCCTGCGCGCGCTGCAGCTCGTCGCGGGTGATCTTCAGTTTGATCCGCGGCGGCGCCGCGCGATCGAAGCCGTTCCACTCGACGAAGATCTGCCCGACGTCGCGCACGAACATCTCTTCAAAGCGCTTCGCGTCGTGGCGCTTCATCTTGTAGCCGCGCGACTCGTGCACGCTCGCGGCGTTGTACGAGCCGACGCCGGCCACGTCAGTGTTCAGGGTGCCGCCCGTGACGAGCTTGGCCATCACGTCGTCACACATCCGCTTGATCAGCGGGTAGACCGTCGACGAATCACCGCCGCGCGCGGTCTCCTTGATCACCAGGTCGGTCAGCGACGACAGCACCGCGTAGCCGTCCTGGCCGATCGACTTGGCCGCGTCCTCGACGGCTTGCCGCGACGCCGGACCGGCGCCCTCCTCGTAGTAGGCGATCGCGAGGGGAAGCCCGAACATCTCGGCGAACACCTGCCAATCGCGGACAGCCCAGCGCTTGAACATCGCCCACCACGCGCAGGTGCGCATGAGGCCCGCGGCGTAGGGGTTCCTGAAGCGATACCTCGACACCGCCCACAGGCCGCGCACAAGCTCGATCAGATCGAACGACGATTGCCGGCCGTCGACGAGCCAGATCTCGTCTGCTCGGTGTTGGTGCGGCGCCGCGAACCGGCGGTTTGCCGGGTTGATGAACTGCACCGGGGCGACGAGTCCGTCGGTGTAGTCCCACACCATGTTCGTGCAGGCGAACCCGTTGGGGACGGAGGTCAGCTGGTGCGAAATGAACTCGCGGAACTGGATCTGATTCTGGAGTCGCTCGTCGAGCGCCGCCGCCGCGATCTCGCTCGGCTTGTCGGGGCGCCCGGCCATCACGACCCAGTCGCAGCCGGATACGTCCTCGTTGCGATCGTTGAACAGGCCGCGGAGGTCGCCGTCGACCTCGATCAGGTCGTCGAACAGGTCAAACTGCTTGACCGGGATACCCGCTTCCGCACTACGGAAGTACGAGATCAGCATCTCCGCGGTGAGGCCGGTCCCGGGGTGCGAGTTATAGGTCTCGATCCCGCGCGGATTACCGACGACGACAGAGCGCCGCGTGGCCTCCCCCGTTTTGCCACTGGGGGCTATCGGCTCGACCTTCAAGAGAGGCCGGGCCGCGAGTGCCAAAGACACTAGAGACCTCGGCCGCGTTGCCCTCGACGATTCGCGGATGGCGGTGCGACGAGCGCACTCGGAACACTCGGCTTGTCCACACGCTCCACGATCGGGTCCATGGTTTGCGTATTGCCCGATCGCAAGATTCTTGGAAAGAGCCGAATCAGCGGATAGGAAACACCATCACCGAGGTGCGCCACATCCTGTATACGACTCGGCTTTCCGTTGGTGTTGCGCCAATCTCTGATTGCTTTGCAGGTTTTGGGCGCTCGATCGCGGTCCGCGAACAGCCGGCGATGCCCCAGGCCATTCGCGATCATCGACGTGAAGGCGCGAATCCGATCTACAATCTCCGGATTCTTCCGACGAAACATCCGGCTCGGCGGCACGATTCGCCGGAAGCCGGCGCCGCGGATGAGGTCGAACGAGCCGCGCCCCTTCCACTCGGGCGGCGGGCTGTCGGCGTTTCTGCGGCGTGAATGCTGATATTCGGCGGTCGCGTCGCAGACGATCAGCGTCGTCGCGGGGTCGTAGTTGTGATCGCGCAGCTGCGCGCACCAGTCGAGCTCATCGCCGCCATCGAGTACAACCTCGTCGACGATCCACGCCAGCACGTTCTCCCGGGTCGGGGTTTCGCCGTGCTTGCAGTAGAACCGATACACCGGGCCGCCGATGTAGGGGATCCGTTGCACGTCGAGCCCGATCAGGTTTGCGATGTCGTCGCCCTCCTCGGCATACGACAGGAATTCCGCGGTGACGTCGCGGAGCTCGCTGTCGGGGCCGGGCATGGTGCGCTCGTTTTCCATGCGCAACCAGTTGTAGGCGACCGCGTCGGGCGGTCCCATGAACTGGCCGAGCACCTCGACGGCGAAGGTTCGCTCATCGACCTCGGCGCGCATCGAGAGCAGCGCTTTGCGATTGATATGCGGGTTATCGAGCGGATTGAAATCGATATAGACGCTGGCGCGTCGACCCGCGCGCGCCTCGGCGGCGAAGTCCGCGACCCATTGCTGATCCTTGGCCTCCACCGGCGGGTTCGCGCAGACCAACACCAGCCCTGATCGGTCGGAAATCGCGGCGCGCCCGACGGTGTAGACGCGAGGCGCCATCTTCTGGCCCTCGTTGAGCCAGATCAGGTGAGCCTCGCCCTCCTTGATCGCGTCGGGGTCGGCGCCGACATACGCGCTCTTGAGCGCGATCACCGAGCCGTTGATCAGCTCCCATCCGGTCGCGACCGTCTGGCGCGCGATCCACTCGGGCGCGAGCAGCGCCGTCATGTAGCGCCGCACCTCGTCGGCCTTGGTGTCGTCGCGCCCGCGCGTCGGGCTCACGACCCACACGATCGCCTCCGGAAACTGGACCGCGTAGGCCGCGCAGAGCGCCGCCGCGATCCATGTCTTGCCACCACGCCGACCACCGGCGAACAGCGCGGAGAACACGGACGCGGGATCGACGTCGAGCTCGTCATCGGCGGCGGTGTTGGGATCGGGCGGGTCGTCGCGGCGGCCGGCGTGGACCGCAAGCCAGGTCGCGAACCACTCGACGGCGCGGCGCTGGCCGGGATGGACCCGCACCACAACCCCGGTCTCGGCCTCGCCGTCATAGTCGCGCAGGCGGCGATCCCAGCTGCCGCCGACCGAGAGCAGGAGATCGGCGCCGTGCTCGAAGTCGAGCCGCATATCGACGACGGCGCCGCCGCCCGGGTCGCGCTCGTGGCGCCGCCGCTCGTGATCCGACGCCTCTTGGGCGCGGTGTCTACCCATCGCGGCGGATCGGGATCACCTTGGCGTTGCCGGCCGGTGGCCTCGCCTCGAGCTTCGCGCGCGCGTTGGCGCGCTTGCGCTCGACGAGCTCGCGACGATCCTCGTCGATGGTGTTGGCGACCTCGGCCCGCGCGGCGTCGGGGTAGAGCTTGGCTGCCGCCGCGAGGATGACGCGCACCTCCTTGCGGCGCGCGGCGCTCGAGATCGTGCCGTCGACCATCGCGTCGTGCGCCTGGAGCATGAGCGCCCGGAAGCCCCAGGCTTGCGCGCCCCGCGCGTCGGCGGGCGGCGGGCCGTTCGCGACCAGCGACTCCGGCGGCGGCGATGCCTGCTCGGAGGTTGCCGCCATGACCGGCGGAAGCGGCGGCAACGTGGCCGGCGTGACCTCATAGCCCCACTCGTTGGCCGGTGGCGCGGCGCGAGACCCTGCCTCGTACTCTGCGGCGAAGGCGGGCGGGACCTTGGGCCTACCCGCCGGCTTGGGTCGTCTCTTGCGAGGCATCCGCCCCCCATGCGACGAGCCCCTCGGCGAAGGCGACGACTCGGCGAAGATCCTCCTCGGAGAGCTGAGCGATAAGCTGGTTGAGCCGCACGAGGTCGCGGAGCGGCAATCGGTAGTAGAGGGCGGCCAGCTTGTTGCGCTCGGCGTAGAGCTCCAAGGCGGGCGCCATGATCGCGTCAGCGCGAGCGATCGCCTCGGTCACCGCGCTCACAAGCCGACGCCACCGCGCCCGCGCTTGGCCTGGCGCGCGTTGTAGCGCTTGAGCTCCGCGGTGGTCTCGGCACGGCGGGCCTGGTTCTGGTAGTCCTCGCAGCGCTCGGCGTGGAGCCTGCGCGCCTGGCGCGGCATCGTGTCCCGCAGCGCGCCCGGGTGGAGTCGTCCTCGGGTCACCACGACGTTGATGATCTCGGGCTCGGTCGCGACGCGGTCGCCGCTGGCCAGCTGAACCCAGTGGATCATGCGATGGCACGCGCCACAGGTCGCTGTCGACGGGCTCAGCTGCCCGGAATCAGGAGGCGTCATTGCCGAATGCCTCATCCGACGACGGGAAGCCCTCGGCTTTCGCGACGGCCGGCTTCACAGGCGGCGGAAACAGCGATTCTTGGAGCTCAGAGACCGTGGCGGTGCGCGTGCCGAGCATTTCGCCCGTGTCGGCCCGGATGCTCACGATTTCGTTGCCGCGAGTGAGCCATTCCTCGACGGTGACGTTGAGATCGCGGGTTTCGGTCGCCGCTGCGGCGAGTGACGCACTGATCTTCGCCTTCACCGCGTCGATCTTGACCTTGTATTCGGCTTTGGTGGCCTTGAGCGCGGCTACAAGGTTCTCTTGCCGAGTCAGCAGCTCGCAGACTGCCTCGCGTTCCTCGCCGACCTCGCTCGGCAGCAGATCGATCCTGATTGTGTCCTGGTGCTCGGCGATCTTCCTTACCCGTTCGGCCGAACCTGGGGAGATCTTCCTGTCTTTTGCCATGGTGTCACCCTTTCTGCGGTGCGCCGAATATAGCGTTTTCGCGTTGCATCGGGTCATTCCGATCTCGTGATCTGTCGGAAGCGTGATCGTTAGTGTCCCCGCCCGGACGTAACACACTAACTAGCGCGACACCGACGCACGAGGGATACGCTGTCGGGGTCCAGCTCTCGCGATCGTCGAAGGCGTCGATCAGCCCGAGCCAAGTCGTGGGTGTGCCCGCCTTAGCGTGTCGGAGCACGCGCCCGCGATCGCCGTTGCCGAGCGTGACCACGTCGCCGCGATTGCATTTGCCGAGCCTCAGCGCGCATCCGTAGCTTGGCGCGCCCGGCGCCCACACGCGGCCGATGCCATCGCAGACCGGGCAGCGCAGCCACGACAGATCAGCGGGAGGCGGGTGAATGTGCCCCGCGCCCGCGCAGCGCGGACAGGTAATCTCGACGGAGATCACCGCAAATGCATGTCGCTGTACACGCTGAGACCGGCGGCGACGACTTTTTTCGAGCGACGGAACACCGATCCCGCGTGCTCGCGGTCGTGGGTTGCGATCTCGAGATTTCTGCGCGCGCCCTCGAGTGCCGCCATTGCCTCGCCTGAATATCTGGCGGGGGAGATCTCGGACCACTCAAGCGCCGTATTGAAAGCCTTCAGGTAGTGAGCTTCGCGCAGCGTGGCGTCGGCCAAGGTCATCATTTCGCTCTCGATGACCGCCTGCTCGAGCTCCGGCCGCGGTAGCGGCGTCGGCCGCGGTAGCGGGAGCCGCATCGCGCGGTGCGTGGGCATGAGCTCCATTTGCTTCGCCATGACCACCGGCGGCTGGAGCCTACCCAATCGGATTCGATCGCCCTCGAGCTTGTCCCGTTGCTGGATCTCGTGGCGCATGTTCGCCACCGCGGCGCTCGCCTCCCAGTCGCGGAGCTCGCCGATCACTCCCTGGAACACCGGGAACAGCGCGCCGAGCACGACCAGCCCCGGCTTTGGCGTGGTGTGGTGCCGCTTGCCCACGATCGCGATCGCGCCGGTGAACTGATTGCAGTCGAGCGCCTGCAGTATCTTGCTGTCGCGGTCCTCGAGCTCATAGGGGAGATCGTTGTAGCCATCGACCGCGCGGATCTCCACAAGGGTCCGCGTATCGCGCCCGTCGATCGGGATGATCACCTCCCGGTCGGCCTGGTAGCCCGGATCGCCCCGCTCCCATCCTTCGCGCGGCGTTGGCAGGAAGTCTGCTTTGCGGTTCGGAATACCGCACCGGTCGAACGCCTCGATCCATTCTCGTTCAAGGATCGAGTCAAATTTCTCACGTTTGTAATACGACTTCTTCGACGGTATCTTTCCTTTGGTCATCTGCTGATCTCCGTGTTCATGGTTCGCTTCGTTTTCGGATCTGAAATGCCCTGCACGCCGGCAGGACTCGGACTCGCTCCTTTCCGCGCTCCTTCCGGTGTTCATGGTTTGGTCCACGCCGCCGCGCGCGCGACGTAGCGGTCATGGGTACGTCGGTCGTGGCCGCCGGGACTGTCGGGGCCGCAGATCGGGCAGCGTTTCGGCTTGCGCCCGCGCTGGCGCGAGAGCGCCATGACGCGATCGCGCCGATCGTCGAGGCACTGCAGACACGCCGTGTGACCGGGTGCGAGTGGTCGATGGCATCCGCTGTAGCTGCACACGCCCGCGGCGAGCTTGTGCTTAGCCCTCGCCCTGCTTTTTTCGTTCAGCACGTCGGAGCACGGGGTGCAGTACGACATCCCTTGGCGCTCACCTTGGAGCTCCCCGCAGCACCGAAGACAGAGCCTGCCTTTGTTGGCGCGTTTGCACGCGTTGCTGCGATCTACGCAGTCCTGGCAGGTCATGCGACCCGGGCGGGCGACGCGGGCACGACAGGTCGAGCACCGGCCATCGGCGCGGGCCTCGGCGCGGAGGGTGCGCAGGAGCTCGGCGTTGGTCCTCATGGCCCACCCTCGCCGCCGAGATCGCGATAACCCAGCTCGGCGAGCTCGCGGTCGCGCCGGTGGCGGGTGGCCCGCGCCGTCATGCGGACGCTCGCGCGGCTCTCCAGCTCCGCGAGCGCGAGCGCATGAGGGGCGCACAGCGTCACGAACGACCACGCCGGGTGCTTGGGGTTACAGGCGATGCAGCGTCGGGATCTAGTAGGCTCGATCATCGACAGATTCGACCTCCAGCACGTAATCCTCACCAAGGGGAACTGTCCGATCCGCGTCGCACCGCGGGCGGGTGTCCTCGACGATGTCGACGTCACCGTCTGGATCCTCCCGGATAATGAAGGTTCGGCGCGACGGATACCCTCTCTCGTCGACACCAAGCACGTGCAGCTTGACCGCCTTCACGGAAGGTGAGCCTCGTCGGGCAGCAGATCGACCAGCGAGCATTTCAGCGCGAGCGCGATCGTCACCAGCCGTTTCAGCGAGGGCATCTGGCGACCCGCGACCCACGCCATCACCGCCGAGCGACCGACCCCGAGCGCCTCGGCGAGCTCGTCGGTCCCAATATCGTACGCACGCAGCCGCACGTCGAGCTTGTGACCGATCCCAGTCTGCAGACAATGCTCGCGGGATTCGGCTGCCCGATCCTCGACGCGGTGCGCGTGGCCCTCGCGCCATCGCCGTTTTGACCCGATGGGGTTTCTCCTGTGAGTCACGACAGCCTTTCCGCTACAGCTCGTTGGATAATCCTTCGACGACGATGCGTGCCCCCTCTTCCCCGGGTCGCCCGTAGCATTTGCGTAGAAACCACTCGACGATCCGTGAATCGTCGTCCCACACGATCCCGGTCAGCGTGTCTTCAGTCGACCGCAGTAGCTTGCTGCCGTCGGGCTTGCTGGTCGGCCAGCGCGGGGCGCGCGCCCGGAGCTGTCCGGCCCGCGGACCCTTCAGGTGGTAGTGCCCTGTGGGGCGGACCATCCGCCAGATCATCGTCACGCGCAGCGGAGTCGCGAGGAACGGCGGCGCCGCGACCTGGCCGACCGCGAGCACCGCGGCCTCCCGGACCGCGATGTCCCATGACTTGAGCTTGCGCTGGTTCGCGCTGGAGCCCGAGGCGATGAACCGGGCCTTCCCGCCAAGCAGCATCGCCCGGCCGCTGCCCTTGGGCGCGGGACAGCCCAGCACGTCAAAGGCGATCAGTACCGGTCTATCCACCGGCGACCCGGATCGCATTCAGTATATTACTGATACTGGTGCACAGCCGCGGATTGGAGTCGTGATGTCGACGATCATAGAGGAATTGCTCGATCGTCGGCACCTCGGCGAGTAGTGCCTCGTGAACCATCCGGCGGCGAACAACCTCCTCGACTAGTGCCACGGCCTCCGCGGCAGTCATATGGAGACTGACCGCGCCCTTGCTCGAAATGGTGGCGAGTCGGCTATCGCTTATGTCACCCACCACCACGGAATACGCCGCGGGCAAATAGTGCACAAGCAGGTTTCCGGATATGCAACGTTATTTGCAGCTATCGGTGAACCGTCCGGACGCCGGACGGCTGGATTGTATACCGGGCAGTGAACCGAACACGGCAATTTGCTGATATCACCTGCTCAATTGAGCAGGCCGAGCAGCCAGTCGACGGTGCGGGTGTGGCCGGCGATCGCCTCGGCGCGGGTGTGATAGCGCTCCTGCAGGTCGAACGCGGCGCGGCCGGTGGAGCTTCTCATCGCGCGGCGCCCGTCATTGGATTTTCTGGAACCACTCGACGGCCAGGCTCCCGTCGATGATCGCCTCGGTGATGTGCACGTGCAGCTCCCGAAGTCGAGTCTCGGCCTCGACGGCCCGCGCGCTCCATGTCGCGGCGAGCTCCTCCAGGTCGGCGAGGTCGCATTGCGATTCGAGCGCCCATAGTGCCCAGCTCGTGCTTGAGTCCTGCAGGGGCTCGTTGCTCGCAGCGACGAGCTGCGAGACCACCGCCGACAGCCGATCGTCGTCGCGCTCGAGGGCGCGGGCGGCCTGGAGCACCTCCTTGCCGCTCATGACCGGATGATGCCCGTCATCGCGCCCCGGCTCCAGAATGCCGGCCTCGCGGAGCTTGGTGGCCTCTTCGTCGTCGAGACTGACATGATAGCGGATGACGTGGTCTGCATGATTGATCTGCATGGGCTCCTCAGTTCTGGGGCGGGGCCTTGAACCGCTTCGCCTCGAGCTCGTCTTGCATTTTCGAGAGCCTCATCACGAGCTCGTCCTTGTCGCTGAACCCACCGAGGAAGCCGAGCGCCTCGAGCGCGCTGCACAGCTCGCATGACCTCGTCGGGTCCTCGGCGGTGCCGCCGCCAAACGCGCAGTTGCAATACGACCCCGGCTTGGGCACGAACCCGATGAACAGCCCGAGGAGCTCGACGAGGGCCAGCTGCATCCGGTCATAGTTGCGCGCCTTGCTGCGGAGCTTGTTGCGGGCGGCCCACCGATCGCGTTGACGCAAGGCGTACTCGCTCAATGGCGCCCGGCGCCAGGCATCCATCAGGGCCATTCGCTCCGCTTCGCATAGGCCATGGACCTTGGCCAGAAGTTCGGCCCGATCCTCCCGAATAACTCGGTTCGGCGACGACTCGAGATTGGCGTAGGTCGACGGCGCAATCCCGATTAGTTGCGCAACCTGGCGTTGTCGCAGCCCTTTCTTGACCCGCAGGTCGCGGGCCATTATACCAAAGTCGCTTTTTTGGCGAGTACTCATAGGTGTCACCCCGTATCGGTAAGGACTGCTTGTTTATTAGTAACCCCGAAATCGGAAAGTTACTGATCAGTCGTGACTGGCTAGCTAAAAACAGGAGCCGCGTATACTCGGCATTTTGGGAGTTCACACGAGAACACGCTTGGGTCCGATAGATCACCTCTATCTCCCGGACCCTGAGGGACGGGGATAGAGAGTGAGAAAAGAAATGCGCTGCAAGAATGAACTAAGCGCATTTTCCTGACTCGAAAACGCCTATCGGAGATCTCACGCTGACATCGCATAACCGCAGATGAGTCCAGACCTCGCGGCAATCTCGGCGGGCTCCAGAAAGCGCCAGAGCACACCTGTGGCGCGGTTTTGGGGCCAGGCCGCCATCCCGGGGCACCCAGACTGCGAAACCGCGCCACAGGTGGCATCCGGCGACGTGGCCATTTAATGAAGCAATCGCAGATTTTTGCATGTAGTCAATTGTCGCCACCCTTAGGGTCAAAACGACACTATGTAGCGAAACGATGCGCGGCTGTCGTATAGGCCCACCCCAGTATTTACTGAGCCGCAGTCGGTACTGGGCTGCGGTACGTACCGGGTGGCCGACCATTCGGAACCGCGGCTCAGTACGAACCGCGGCTCAGTACGGATTGGGATGCAGTACGGATTGGGATGCAGTACGAACCGCGGCTCAGTACGGATTGCGGATCGGCTAGCTTGGTATTGCGGCTCGGTACGTACGACAGCTCAGTACGGAATGCGCTTCGGTGCGTAGT